TTGTTCTCATGCGGCGTTCACATAGTCGGCAAGTTTGCCTTCCCTGGCGAGCTGCTCGGAGCCGATACGACGCCGCACCCTCAGCCAGGTCGACGTGCTCGCCCGCCACGCGCGCATCGAGGACCGTGACGCGTTCGCCGAACTACGCAAACAGGTGCTGAGGATGAACGACGCGGCATGGTGGGTCGAACACAAAAACGACGCGGCCACCATGCTCGCCCAGGACATCGAGCTTTAGGATTGCGGAAAGCTGAGGAAGCCCGTGGACTTCGGATCCAAGAGACTGGACGTCCCCTGTTCCGAAGAGGCGTATCTTCGCTTCAAAAAAAGGGATGCCTTTCGGCATCCCTTGTTGATGTCATGCTATAGGAGCCGGTTTGCAGGAGGGTCCCGCATGGCATCAAGATTCAACGTGGGGTTTGACAGGGGAGGGTGTTTGCCTCTCCTGCCAAACCTTCGATGGGTGGTCAGGAGTTTAGCGGCTGATCGGATGACGCTTCGCTGTCATCGGCTTCCGGGGCCGGGGTCTCGTCCGTGGCCTTGCCCTTCGGCTTGCGGACAGCGACCGTGATTCCCAATGCTCCGCCGATGATGGCGAGAATGCCGATGAGCCAGCCAACCCAGCCGATTCCCACGCCGGTGGAGGCGAGCGGGTTCGCGCCGTTCACCGGCGGCTTGGAAGTCGTGCCGTCATTGTTGTTCTGGCTTTTGTTTCCGGCATTGTCACCAGGGTTGGTGGTGGCTCCGCCATCATCCTTGCCTTGGTATTCGAACGTCCAGGTGACGGTCGTGCCGTCCTTGGAAGCGGCGAACACCAGCTTCGAGTCGGATGCGGTCTTGTCAAGCTTCCAATCGGACGGGACGTTCGAGATCTTCACCTCGGCGCCCGTGGCGACCTTGTAGGTGCCGGATTTCGTCGGGTCGAAGCTCGGGAGCGGTTTCCCGTCAACGGTGGCCGCCACGCCCTTCAACGCGTCCACGCCCGTGACGGGCTTGTCCGGATCGGTCGCGGAATCGTATGTGAACGTCCACGTGACGACGGTGACGTCGCCCTTCTTGATGTCGTAGGACAGAGTGCCGGGTTTCGCGTCAAGATTCTTATAGCTCGCCCAACCGTCGGGCAGGCCGGAGAGTTTCACCTCCGCGCCGTCGGGAACGGTCCATGTGCCGGTCTTCGTCGGGTCGAACCCGTCGACCGGTTTCCCGTCGGCGGTGGCGGTCACCCCCGCCAGTTCGCTTGGATCGGCCTTGTCCCCGGTGCTCGGCGTGGTGGTTCCGTCATCGTACTTGAACGTCCAGGTGACGGTCACATCATCCTTCGTGCAGGTGAAGGTGAGCGTGCCGGTCTTCGAATCCGTCTTATGGTCGAGCTTCCATCCGTCGGGCACGTCGCCGATCTTCACCTCCGCGTCGTCGGGCACGGTGTATGTGCCGTCCTTCACCGGATTGAAGTCCGTGACGGCGGTGCCATTGGCGGTGGCGGTCACGCCCTTCAGCTCGCCCGGATCGGCTTTGCTGCTCGCATCCTGTGAGGCGGTGTGCAGTGTGTATGCGACGGTGCCGCCGCTCTTGCCCTTGATCGTGACCCGGTATGCCATGTCGCCGGAGGACGGCTTGTCCTTCGCGATCTTTCCGTCGACGAGCCAGCCGGTGGCGTTCGTGTCGATCTCGAGCGGCGCGCCCATCGGCTTCAGCAGTCCCGTGTTCGAGGTGGGGATCTTGCCTGCGACCGTGTCGAGTGCCGATTCCTTGACGCCGTAATAGTCGGTGGTGGATGGGTCGAACCCGTCGATGCCCAGGGCGGATGCGATCTTGTCCTTGTGATTGTTGAGGAACGCCTTCTCTTCGGTGTTGAACTTGTCGAGCGGATTCGGAGCCGTCGAACGGGCCGAAATCGACGAGGACGGGTTCCCCGATACCTGATCCGCGAAAGCGGTGGGCAACACGATCATGGGGCTTACGGACAGGGCCAGGCCAAGCGCTACGGCGACAATCCGTTTTTGTTTCATCATGTTCTTTCCTTTTCTTGTTTTTTGCCCGACATTTCACGCCGAGTCAGAAAAAATAATGGAAGGCTTGCGACCGCATCAGGTCGCAAGCCGTTGCTATTAGAAGCTGCGTCCGCGCTGGCGCCGACGTGCAACGAGTCCGAGAACCGCTCCCATAGCCATCAACGCCATCGACAGGAACGCTACGGTTCCGCCGCCGACGCCCGTGGAGGCGAGTCCGAGCGCATTGTTCCCGTTGCCGCCGAATGGTTTGCGGGTGACATGCACCTTGTAGGTGGTCTTGACCAATCCGTCACCGGATGTGACAGTAATGGTGGCGTCCGCACCCTTCTTCTCGGTGCTGACGGTCATGCCGCTTGCCTTGTCGTACTGCGGGGAGACCATCCATTCGTCCGGATCGTTCACGGATGCGTTGTACTCGTGTCTGGCCGGGTCGAAGCCCTTGACGGCCGTACCGTCCACGAGGATGCCTGTGAGCTGCGCCTTGTGCGTGGCCGCCGTGATGTAGGTGACGGTGTACGTGTGTTGCGCGAAGGTCGAACCGTCCGGCGCGAGCACGTTGACCGTGTACGTGTAGGTCATGCCCTCATGTGCGACGGTGACGGTCGCGGATTGCCCGTTCTTCGGCTCATAGGCGAATGTTCCACCCTCGGGAATCTCGTAGGAACCCTTGTCTGATACGACGTATTTGCCGTCCTTGCCGGTGTAGCCGTGCGATGCAAGATTGGTGTCCTGCTGGCTTTCCGGGTCCACCGTGGAATCCTGCTTCGCTGGGTCTGCCGGCTTGAATTCGGTGACGGCGGTTTTCACCGGCCTGGTCACTGTCAGGCTGTAGGTGCGGCTTACGCCGGTTGCGGTGTCGGTGACGATCCATTCCTGGCGGGTGGATTGCGCGTTCTGCGTGATGTTGCCGCCCTTGATGGTGACTCCGTCAGGCGCTTCGGGCAGCACATACGGGCTTGGATCCTTCTCCCCCAGTGCGAGCACGTAGTCGAGCCGGTTCGGATCCCAGTTGTCGATGAGCTGGCCCTTCGTGTTCTCGCCGGTCTTGTTCACGTACAGTCCGGTGAGTTTCGCAGGGGAATCTGCTTTCAGGTCGGCCGGCTGGAATTTCACGTTAACCGTGTAGTCGGCTCCGTTCACGTTCACCTTGAGCACGCGGGAGGCTCCCTCTCCGAGCGCGAGCGTCGGCTTGGATGCCTGGGCGTCGACACCGTGGGTGAGGCCCAGCGTGTAGCTGTCGCCGACCGCATCGGCCGGTAGGGTCAGCGTGTATTCATGGGTGCTGGGGTTGAATTTCGCATTGAAGTCTTTGGCCCCGTCGTATACGGTGGTTTCGCCTTTGGCGTTGGTGCGGGTCACGGTCAGGCCGGTAAAGCTCTTGTCCTGGGCTCGATCCGCGGTGACATCCACTTCCACCGGCACGGTGACGTTTTCCCTGCTGGCGTCATCCTGGATGGTGACTTCGCCGGAAGCTGTTCCGGTGAGGCGTACGAACTTGCTGGCGGTGTCGCCGGTTCCCTTATCGACAACCTGCACGTCTTTGCCCCATTGGATGGGCAGTGTGGTCTTGATGCCGGTGAGGGTCACCGTGTCCGTGCTGGGCTTGTTGGATTCGTCCAATGTCGGACCGGCGTAATCCGCATGGTATTTTCCGTCATCAGACTTGGTGAGTTCCGTTTCGGTGCCGTCCACGGTCACCGGGGTGCCCGAGGTGTAGGCGAACGGCAGTGTCACGTTGAATGCCGGAGTGTTCTTCGTCGCGTCGGCGGCATGCTTGTAGACGGCGGTGCCGGATACGTTCAGCTGGCCCAGCTTGTCGCCGGATTTCACGGTGACGTTCTGGCACTCGGGTGTCAGCGTGATGGTGGTTGTCCCGTCGGTGACGGTGATGTCGCCCGGATAGGAGGCGACTTCGGGCAGGTCCTTGGATGCGGTGTCACCGTTCACGTCGAGAGGGTATGTCTCGCCTTCAACGGTGGCGTTCCATTGGGCCGCTTGGTCTTCGACGATTTCATAATCCGTGACGGTCAGCGTGAACTTGGGCGCGGAATCGTCGGCGTTGGTGTAGACGACGGGGCCGCTGATTTTCCCGTCCGTAGGTTTCTGGCTGGTGGTCAGAGTGATCTGGGACTTGTCTGTGCCGGACACGATCACCTGGTTTTGGAACTTGCCTTTGACCTTGGGGACGGTTGCCGTGTAATCGCCTTTGCCGTCCTTCGTGAAGTCGACTGGCGTGCCTGCCACGGTGGTCGTGTATTTGACTTCCTGCGTGGCTTGGGCGGCGCTGGTGCCGGTGTTGCCGTTCGCGGTGTTTTCGTCGGCGGTGGCCGTCATGACGCCGGGCCCCGCCATGCCGAGGGTCAATGCCGCGACGGTGGCGATGGTGCCCGCATTGCGCAGACCGCTGCTGTTACGTTTGGTCATTTCGAGGGTTCTCCTTGCCTGAGTTTTCTCAAACAGTTCCCACTGTAACCTCAGGGTTTGTAATTAACCGGTTTTTTATTGAAAATAACCGATTTTCTTCCGTTGCCGCATGGCCCGGCATCGACGGCAACGGAAGAAACTTCAGCCAACCGTCGCATCGTCCGCGGTCCAACCCATCAGCTTCAAAGCATCAGACACGTGGCTTCCGGCGCATTCGAGATCCTTGAACGTCTGACGTACGAGCTCCCGGACCTGCGGGTCGTCGAAATGCTGGCAGTCCAGCATGGTGCGTGCCAGTTCCGACGTGTTCATCGCATAATCATGCACCAGTCCCAGCATGTCTCGCTTCTGGTCCTCAGTCAGCTGCTCGTCTTCCAAGTCCGGTTCGCCGTAGTCGAATTCGTCCACTTCGCCCGGTGCGTACTGGAATCCGACCGGAGGTGTCGGCATGTCCGGTTCATGCCCTTCGCGCTGCCTGTCCAGCCATGCGTTCCAGAACTCCTCCCCCTCCTCGCGCGTCACGTTTTCGGGAAGGTTGTCCAAGAAGGTGTCTCGGATTGTTTGTGTGGTGATGTCTGCCATTTGTTTTTTTCTCCAATCGGTTTTTTCTGATGGCGTTTTTTTGATTCGATGTTCTTGCGATGTCCGGGGGGGCTATTCCGCCCGATGCGGCCGAGCCGAGAGTCCGCCGATGATGCTTTGGACGACGGTCGTGACCGGGGCCGGATCGCGTGGATCGGGGTTTCCCCCCGGCCGTGTCTGCGGCAGGCTTTTCGTCGCCCCGTCCCTCGGGCCGCCCAGCATCGGGTGACGGGACAATTCCAACGCACGCTGCACCGCCTGCGTGGCGGGGCGGCCACGGCCCAATGATTTGAGCAGAGAGCGTCGGAACTGCCACATCTCGTCGGGGTCGGAAATCTGGTTCTCCTCCATCAGCCGGGTGATGGTCGCCTCCGATGGCATCGACTGTCGTCGTTTCCTTCTCACGGCGAGGTTGATGTCGCCGACGGTCATCCATTCGCCGTGAGGATGCAATGCGTAGAATTCCCGGACTGCGGCGTTGGCCTCGTCGAACGACACCGATCGGGCCAGTTCCTCGTAGAAGCATTGGGCTTGAGCGTCGCTGATTGGCGCGTTGCCGTGATGCACGTTGATGCGGCGCAGCACCTGCAGAGCTTCGTTAAAGTTCATCGAATTCCTCCTCTCGCGGATGGGCTTCATCCCAGGCGGCGGCACGCGCTTGGACTTCCGCATTATGCATGTCGTTTTGCACGCTCTTCGGTAGCCTGCCGTTCGCCGGTAGGTTCTCCGGGTGTAGCGCGATGTTGTTGGGGTCGCGCCCCATTTTCAGGTTTTGAATGTCCCGTTCGAGCCAACGCCTGTAGGTGATATCCCAGTTGGCGCTGCGGTATTCGGGTTTCTCCTGCGTGTAGTAGGCGACGAACAGGGTGACTTCGCGGATCAGGTTGACCCCCGCCTTGGCCGTGGCGATGCGCAGCTCGGGCGAGGGCTTCCAGTCGGGAGCCAATGCGGTCTGACGGCTTGCGGGCTTCTTCTCTTTTTTCGGAACTTTTCTCTTCTTCGAAGAAACCGCGGAAGGTTTCTTCTGAACCGGAGAGGTTTCCTCGACCCTGCTGGAACTCCGAGAAGCTTCGAAAGAAGCATTCTCGTTTTCAAGCTCTGAGGCGGACTTGTCCGCCGATTTTTCGTTTTTCTCCGATTCTGGATTTTGAGGGGATAGAGAGGAGTAAATATCCTCCGTTCCTCTGTTCCCCTGTTCCCCTGTTCCCCTGTTCCGGGCGTGGAAATCTCGATGGGGTCTCGCGACACTCTCGCGACAGTCTCGCGAATCTGGGTCTGAACCGTTGGAATCATTGGGTTCTGCCATCTTATGAGACGGATACCTCGGCTTGCCTGGCTTATCGATTCTCTGGTGCCTTGACCATGTCACAATCTCCAGATATGGGGTGCCGTCGAACTCGTAGCGATATATCAATCCAGCTTCAGAAAGACTCGCGAGGGCTCGCGACACTCTCGCGACAGTCTCGCGAGGATCTTTGATGAGATCAGCCGCGAACAGGTCTCCGATGATGTCGTAGTCGATATCCTTGCCGACCCCGTTATCATCCACGTAACTCCATAGACCTATGAAAACCAGTCTGGCGTCCCAATTGAGATTCGCTATATCCCGGCTGCGCCAGAACTCCGGCTTGATGCTCCTGATGCGCATGGCTCTCTTTTCTTCCGAAGAACCCGGTCAGACGGTCTTGGATAGGGGAACGTTCTTGTTCATCTCGGCGAGGGCTCTTGCATAATCGCAGAGGCCGAACATGTCCGTTAGCCCCAGTGCCTTGCCTACGATGTCGAGTTCGTTGCTGTCCCATATGGTGTGCTGGTTGAGTCTGCGGCCCGTTGCCTCTCGCGTGGTTCCTAGATCTTTGGCGAGTTGTTTCACCTGGTAGTTCTGGGTTGCCATGCGAGCAAGAATCGCTTGGGAGATGATTTCGTTTGATGACATGTGATAAAAAACCTTTCGTATCTCATGGGAGATATTAGGGGTTGATTGGAATGGTGTCAATCTCTATGGAGATACGGCGTGTTTTATAGCATGAAAAAAAGTTCTCTCAAGAGATAGAATGACAACATGGTACGGAATGACAGACTTAAGAAGACCGGGGAAAGCACCAAGCTCATAGCGGAGTTCGTTGAAGAACGTCGGCGGGCAAAGAGTCTGACCCAAAAGCAGATTGCTTCGGCCTTGGGCGAGAAGACGAGCCAATCCTACGTATCCGTCCGATTGCGCGGAAAAGCTGCATGGACGATGGATGACCTTGATGCCATTGCACCTCTCATTGATTTTGACAATGCCATCGAATTGATCGGAAACCTAGCCCGAAAACGAGCTGCCGAGGAAAACGGGCCCGGGCTGCTTGCCCGTCAGTTCGTAGCCATCATGGATGGGGACAACGTCGTTCAGATTATTGATGGGCCATCCTCTTCCATTCCGGTCTCCGGACTTCCCCATGACACATCAGTCGATACGGGCGTTACCTCCGATAAGAGAGGCACGGGTCCTGTTCCTCGTGCACGTTCGGTTAAACCCTCGTCTCTATCCGATGAAGAGCGTAAGCGGATCGTTTTGGAGAAACTACGTAGGGGCGACGTGTCCCTAGCGGCGAACAAGGATCCGCATAAGCTCGCGGAAATGGAAGGCGGTGACGGCCGCTAGTGACGACTGCTTGCCCCCGTTCTGTCAGAGTATCCTCTTCTCGAACCGATTCGATAGGAGGATATTCAACCGTGCTGACGGCCGCACCATTCGACCGCCACATGCCCATCAACCGTGGCATGACCTATGAACAGATGCTCGATGCCGTGGAAACCCAGCCAGTCCACGTCATCGAAGCTACGCTTGATGATGACACTTCAGGCCTCTACTGTGAGGCTGTCCAGACCATAATCATCGACGAGCACATGACCGACGTGCAGAAACGATGCTCTCTCACCCATGAATTGTTCCACTGGCTGCACGCCGATGATTCGCATGCGGAATACGGGAAAAGCCATGCCGAATGGCGTGTGCGCCGTGAAACCGACATGTTTCTGATCGACCCGGCGGACTATGTGCAGGCCGAACGGGAATATGATGGCGAGATCTATCAGATGTCCTGTGAGATGGATGTCACGGTATTCCTTTTGGAGGACTACCGTCGGATTTTGGAATATAGCCAGCCATTGCATAGCTGAGGAGAGATAAATCATGGGACATCTGGACCCGTTCCTGCAAGACCTCAATGGTATCGGAATCATCGCCATGATGGTAGGCATCAGTGCAGTGATAGTCCGCGTGGTTTTCTGCAAGACCATGCGGGACAGAATCTATACGGGCGTGGGGGGATTAATATCCGCGATCGTCATGTCGCTGGGTATTGATTATGCGATACGGCCATTCGCCGGTACTGGTGAATCGACTGCGACGAATGGACTGGGGTTCGTCCAGCTCATGATAGGTGTGGTTATCGCGCTTATCGGAGGTGCCGTTTTGCGCGGCATCCTGAGTCTTGACGATGGCGAACCACAGCCGACAAGCAATTCCCTCATTATGGACACGCAGACGGAGCTGAACCGTCTTGCACCCCGATACGGGCTGGTGGCCGCCATGAGCAACGAGGACTCCTATTATGGCTGGTTCGTGATAGACCACGACAACGGCGGCTCCCCCGACCCGTTGTATGAGGCCAGTCTCAACGCGAACCTGCAACAGGAACGCCAGCTCGGGAAACTGTACGGCGATCCGGGTTCCGGCTTGGACTATTCCGCTTTCGGAAACACGGCCGTACAGGCCGGCCAGCAGGGCGAATCCGCATTGGCCAGAATCATCGCCTACATGCGGCTCAACGTCATCTCCTTCTGGTCCCTGTACGGGCTCAACGAGAACCGCCAGCCCATCAACGCGGACATCGACTGCGTGCTGGTCGGCATAGACCCGCAACAGCAGGTGCATGCCTGGTTCGTGGACGCGAAGAACTACAAGGGCGGCAGCGACACCAAATACGTGAACTTGGATCCACGAAACCTGGTGCGCATGAGCATCAGCCGTCGAGCCCTCGTCAAAGGCTCGGATGGAACACCCGTGGTCAAGATGAGCGAGAACATGGCAACCCAACGCGATAATTGGGCGTCCACGCTCGAAACCTATCACGTGGCGGCCCAATGGATGGTCTGCATGGTACCGGGCGGACATAACGGCAACCCGGATGTCAGCGAAGCCGTCTGGCCGGGCAATGTTCGTGTCGTGACGCCTGGACAGTTGGTTGCGGAAATCCAATCCCTGAGCCTGCTGCCGGTGGACAATATTCCGCCACGTGTCGTCAGACTGTTCACCTCGGCAGTCAAACAACAGGCTCCTGCGCCAGCAGCGTCGGTGACGAACACTGTGCCGATGCCTGTGACATCACCCGTTCCAGCCCCTATCCCCCAGCCGGCAATAACGAACAACTGCCCCGAATGCGGTCAGCCATTGGACGGACAAACCAACTTCTGCCCGAACTGCGGCACACCGCTCAACGCCTAATCAGGCGGTCAGGCTCAGTGTCGCGGGCACCCATGTCCACATGCTTTGCGGCCTACCCCGAGTCCGGCAAGATTACCGTTGTAGATGACTTCGCTCTAGCGACAAGCTAAAACAAAGTCATCTACAACGGTCTCCCAATCGTCCTTGTTCGAGGTCATCGCAGCCGCACCCGCCTTGTAGAAGTTGCTTGCCATTACCGTTTTTGTTTTGGCGAGAAAGCCTCGTCATCTTCAGTGTCGCGGATGAATCGCCTCCGCTTGTCTTTGGTTGTCTATGTAGCGTTCGACTATGCTTTCGCTGTTCCTTCCCACGGTTTCGCAATAGTATCCGGCGGACCATAGCTTGTGGCGCTTTCCCCAGTAGTAGCGTTTGAGATGATCGGGGTGCTTGCTCCACAGTTCACGTGTGGTGAACTGTTTGATTCGGCTGACTGTCCCGCTGATGGTCATGTCGGGTGGGATGCTGACGAGCATATGCACGTGGTTGCCGTCGCCCGTGTTGATTCGATGGATTGCGAACCGTGAGCGTCGTTCGGCGTCGCGGATGCTGTCGAGCACGTCCGCCTCTATTCCTGCGAGAGCGTGTTTGCGGTATTTCGTGACCAGCACGATATGGTATCTGGTCCGCACTTTCGCGGAAGCCTTTGGCTTGTATTCGTCGGGTTCCATGTCGCACACCTCTATGCTATAATCATGCTAACAACAGTTTAGCAGATTCGGAGGTGTTAGCATGACGGTCAGTCTCATCGGCTCGCCACGCAGAACCTCCGAAGAGGCGAGACTGGACAAGAACCGAAGAATCAAGGAATCCATCAAGGCGACCAAAGCCAAGAGGAAAACCCAGACCTGTTCCACGTTCGACCTGAAAATAGTGGGCAACAAACTCTCCAGCACCCAACGCGAGGCACTGGTTCGCGTGTTCTTGGAAGCCAAATGGCTATGGAACGAATGCATCGCCAGCGGAGACCCGTTCTCCTACAAGCCAAGAAAAAACGTCCTCGTGAAAACCAAGGACGACACGATGGACGAACGCGAATACCGCGTGCTCGGCTCCCAGATGAAGCAGTCCCTCGTCAAGACCATCCGATCCAACATCAAAACACTCGCAACCCTCAAGAAACAAGGCCGCAAGACCGGAACGGTCGGGTTCACGAGCGAGGTCAAGTCGCTCGGACTCCCACAACCGGAGACCACGTACCGCATACGCGGACAGAAGGCGAGGATACAGAACATCCCCGGCTGGGTCCGGGTGCGCGGCGTCGGACAATTGGAGGGATGGGAACAGGCAAAGGCCGTTCTCACCAGCGAAGCGGACGGGTGGCATCTGCATGTCACCTGCTACATGGACAAGGAGGAACACCGCAAGCGACGTGAAGCCAAGAGACTAGCGCCGGTGAAGAACACCATCATCGGACTGGACATGGGCGTGAAGACCGCCATCACATGTTCGGACGGAACGGAATACGACGTCATGGTTGAAGAAACCGACCGCCTCAAACGGGAACAGCGAAAACTGAACCGCAAGAAGAAGGGGTCGAACAACCGGCAACGCAATCGCATGAGAATCCGTCGGGCATATACGAAACAGCAGAATCGGCTGAACGATGCCGCCAACAAGACAGCGGCGGAACTACTGCGCAATGAGACCATCTTCATGCAGGACGAACAGGTCAAAGCATGGCACCGCCGTTATGGCCGAAAAATACAGCACAGCATCCTCGGCCGCGTCAAAAACAGACTGACCCGCCACGCGGGACAGGTGGTGGTGCTCTCCAAGTGGGAGCCGACCACGCAACTGTGCCCCGTCTGCGGGACGAAAACCAGAATCCCGCTGGAACGGCGCATATACAAGTGCGCCGACTGTGGATATACGGCCCCAAGAGACGTCAAAGCCGCTCAGACCATGGTCTGGCTGGGACAATCCAAATATTCGGACAAAATACCCTTGGAACGAGGGGAATACAAGCCTGTGGAGAACACATCGGAGTCATACGTGGACAATCTGCGTATGTTCTCCATGCGTTCGGCGAAGCAGGAAACCGTGACGGCTTCAGCCTCACGGTAGTTCATAATTTGCTCTTTTCGTTAAGGATTGATGGTTTGGTATCCAGTTGGGCGGATTCGAATTTTTCCGCAGCTTCTCTCTGAGAGGGAAACGAGTATCTGGTGCGGGTTTTGCAGTATGGGCAGCCGACCCGCCACCATGTTTTCGTATGAGTGATCGGGCTGACGGCTTTCCGATATTCGCCTTTCATCCCGCAGTTAGGGCATAGTAGCGTCGTGTCGAACACGTCAACGTATTTGTCGCCCATGCGATCCAATGTCCGTTGCATGGCCAGGGTGTCCACGAGCTTCGAGTCGAAGCCGAGCCTTTTGACCTGCTCCGCGCTCCAATGTGCTAGGTACCGGAGGATCTGCTGTTCGATACCGTATTGCGAATAGTGGTAACGTTTGCCGGTTTTCAGTTCGATGAAATCGTCTTCGTGGGCGAAGTCTCCGGCGCAGAACCGTTCGACGGCTTCCTCTCTGCTTTTGCTGGGGAAAATATTACAGGCGATGCACCGTTGGTTCGAACAGGAGCAGAAGTACGGGTGGCACCAGAAGCCGTCCATTTGTCCGTCACGTTCGCCACCGTGTATGAACCCGAGGGGAAGGAACGTGTCGCAGTCATGCGGTTCCGCATGACCAGTGGAGCAAAGCGGGCACGGATACTGTTCGCGCATTATCTTCGCTTCGGCTTTCCTCATGCTACGTTCCGCGGCATCCACCGCATCCTGCTCCGCCAGACGTTTGGCGATAGGCTCGTTGATCTGGCGAACGATATCGACGGGCAAACCGGTCTGCTTGGCGACGGACTCCACCGTGGAACGACGCGACTGGAGCAGGTCGGCTGCTCGTTCGGCTCGACTATGATATCGGGGCATGATCAGACAGGGTCTTTTGCCAGATGGAAGGCGACTGCGATGATTGCGGCCAGCATGATGCTGAGGCTGATAAGGATTGGATGTTTCAAGATTCTTTCCTTTTGCTAGTTTTCAAGAATGATTTGCGTGCCACTGAAGAATGCGAGACGGTCTGCTTCACGGATTTTCTTCGGATCGGTCACATCACGCATGAACTGTTCCCTGAAGCGCCGGTATTCGGCATCGTATCCGGAACCAGTGTTCTTCTTCTTTTGTGCCGGTTTCTGTTTCGGTGTCGGCCGACCTTTCTTGGAGGAGAGTCGTTCTCGGCGTCGCTTGTCTGCTTCGACCACACGGTTGATCTGTCTGGCACAGGAGACAACCGTTTTCCTGTCACCTACCAGATGAGCGGATACGGCTTTACGCCGCAGTCGTCCGATATTCCGGCAAGCGTCAGCCGACAGTCCCGGCAACAGTTCGAACTCGTTTAGATACAGGATTCCACCCAGCAGAGTGAAAGGTGCAATGCTCTCATTGGCTTCCGGCATCAGCATCTTCCTCCTCTTCAAGTCCAGTCAGCACTCCTGCATAGGCGTCTTCGATTTGCTGGCACCACTGTTCCATCGTCGTATCCAAGGAAATGAACATGGTCGGAGTGAACCCGCCGGTCATGTATTCATCAACGACTCGTCCCGCCAGGTCAAGGTCATACAGTTTGATTTCACCGATCAGCCTATTGTCCCGGAAGAAAGCCAAACGTCGTTGCGAATATTCCACCACACTCATGCCGCTGATAGCCCAACCGTTCAACCCGTTACAGGAACAGGCCAGAGTGTGTTCGTTCTCCTCGACAATCTTCCAATCATCCTTTTCGACGATTGTTTTTAATGGTTCGTAGAATTTGCTCAAATTTTCTCCTTAATGACATTCCGGGCACAGCCACTCGTCTGTGGCGCAGTCCCATCCGTTTTCAATGAGTTCGTCATGGTTTCCCATTGCTGTTTTCCCGCATTTGCTGCAGGTCAGATGCCAGTGTTGCGGACAGTAGTGGTTTTCGTCTCCCTCCAATTGCCATCCGTCGGAACTGGCGTCATCGTCTGCGTCGTCTTTGTCTGTGTAATAAGCGCTGCCGTCTTCGGGGTCGTATTGTTCATCGCATTCGTCGCAGTGGATTGCGACGAATTTCTTCTCGGTGAAACTCATAGCGTCCCCTGTTCTTGCGTCATGTCTCGGATGGCGTCCTCGAGCAGGCTTCTCGCGGCCTTGCATCCTTGAATGTATGCGCGGGATGGGTCCGTTCGGGCGTGGGCGTCGCTTGCATGTTCGAGTTTGAGTTCGCTGGAGATTCGTTTCCCTGCTTCGGTTTCCGTTTTGGCCAGCAGTTGGCGATCATGCTCGGTAAGCCAGGCGTCAAACAGTTCGGCTACGTTGGAGAATTGCGGGTTTGCCGACAGTGAATAGAAGTCCTCCGCGCCGTTTATGAAGATGTTCCTGGCTTCGCTGTCCGTCAACGGTTGGTTCACGCTCAATTGTTTTCCTCTCTTTGATGATGCTTGTCTTCGATGACCCGGATGCGTTGAATGCCGTCGAGATGAATGTGCATGGGTGTGCCGGTGATCCAATTCCAATACACGTGATCCAACACGACGGGAATGGTTGAGCCGTCTCTGATTCGTGCCGTGATTGTTCTCTCCCACCAGCATCCGGTGTTGTGTTCCAGAATCTGAACGGGCGCGGTGACTGTAAAGCCTTGCAGTGGCTTCGGGGCCGTGTCATCGTTTTTGGTTTGCGGAGACCCCGTCCTTTAGGGCGGGGAGGAAGCAAAACCGTCCTCCTTTCACAGATTGATATGATATAATGTGAAACATGGTCAGAAGGCATGCATGCAAGCGGGCGTACAGGTTCCGCTTCTACCCGACGCCCGAGCAAGAACAACTGCTCAGGCGCACGGTCGGCTGCTGCCGAAAGGTCTACAATCTCGCGTTGGAAGCCCGTTCCGTCGCATGGACGGCGGAGCGCAGGAGCATCACCTACGTCCAGACCAGCGCCATGCTCACCCAATGGAAGAAAACGGCTGAATACTCGTATATGAACGAAGTGTCCTGCGTGCCGCTGCAACAGGCGTTGAGGCATTTGCAGACGGCGTTCTCCAACTTCTTCAAGCAGACCGGCGACTATCCGAGGTTCAAGGCCAAATCCCACGGCGGAAGCGCCGAATACACTCGAAGCGCGTTCAAATGGGATGCCAAGCGCAGCGAACTCACGCTCGCCAAGATGCGCGGACCATTGCCGATACGATGGTCCAGAACGCTGCCCCGCAAGACGGAGCCGAGCACCGTGACCGTAAGCTTGGACGCTGCCGGACGATGGCACGTCAGCATCCTCGTCGAAGAGAACATCAAGCGACTCCCCAAGAAGAACAACGCCATCGGAATCGACTTGGGCGTGGACAGCTACGCCGTCACCAGCGACGGCGAGACCATAGCGAACCCACGCCACTACAAGAAACTCGCCGAACGGTTGGAACGGGAGCAACGGACGCTGTCCCGCAAAACCAAAGGCAGCAACAATCGTCGGAAAGCCGCCCTCAAGGTGGCCCGCACCTACGCCAGAATCACGGACATGCGCCGTGACTTCCTCCACAAGTTGAGCACGAGGATAATCCGCGAGAACCAAACGGTGGTACTCGAAGACCTCAACGTGAAGAACATGGCCAAAAGATGCGCGCCGAAACCCGACCCGGACAATCCGAACCATTGGCTCCCCAACGGCCAGTCCGCGAAAAACGGGCTGAACAGGAGCATCATGGACGCCGGATGGTCGGAGTTCCGTCGAATGCTCGAATACAAGGCCGAATGGTACGGGCGACAGCTCATAACCATCGACAGGTATTATCCGAGCACGCAAATCTGCTCCCACTGCGGGGCGAAGACCGGGCCGAAGGGCATGCCCGGCCTCAAAGTCAGGGCATGGACGTGCCCGGACTGCGGGACAAGCCACGACCGTGACTTGAACGCAGCCAAAAACATCCTCGCCGCAGGGCTTGCGGTTAGCGTCTGCAAGGACGGCAGAACCGGAACCAAGGTCTCGCATTAGCGTCCCCTCCCTTCTTGTTTTGTCGTATCGAACAGAAACCCGAACCGTGAGATTCGGGAATCCCCCGCATTCATGCGGGGGAGGATGTCAATGTTTTCTGGTTTCTTGATTCCGGTCACGGCTTGCACGGTGACGTATCCGTCCGTGTCGAAGTAGTCGACCATGGCGTTGTTGTTCTGATACGTGTACTGGTCGCCGACCTGCTGGCAGAGTTTCTTTGCGTTGCGGACTTTTGGAGTTTCGATGACGCAGGCTTGCTCTTCTACGGTCAGCTGTTCGTTGTTCTGGATTTTCTGGTTGATTCGCCGTGCTGTTTCATCCCATTCGTCGGAGGAGGCGCTTCCTCCATGAGCTTCGATGATTCCTCGTCCGGCCCTGTGTTCCGGACCGATGATCCGGTCTTCGGAATCCGCAGCCATATATTCGGCGTGGGTCGGCACGTATGTGGAGGATTCGCCTTCCGGCAGTTGGATGGTGAATCGGGCTCTCCAACTTGCGGAACCTGTACTTGTTCGGACTCCGATCTTCCAATCTTTTGGAAGTTGACCGTTCTTCTGCAATGCTTTGATGTCCGCGCGCATGAGTTTCGCGTTTTCCGCCGGACTGCGACTGGCATCGTATTTGCCGCCGGTGATGGCGGTGGATCCCATGTAGCCTTCCGACTTCACGGAGGGCTTGATGATCGGCTCATCAACGGTCGCCGAGCTTTTCGCTAACAATTTGGAGGCACGCTGAATCATGTCGTTGGAGGGAAATCCCGCATTCTTGTTCTCGTTGGCGAATGTGCCATCGCTGTTTCTGAGCTGTTGTTTCGCTTGCGCTGACTTAATGGACATGATTTCGTTCTTTCTATTCAGATGACGGGATTCGCGGGAACGCTCGTTGGATTGCCTGCTGCGACATACTGCCCATAGTCCGGGTCGTCTTTGCAGAGTGTCCAGTCTCCGCTGCCGTCATCGTGGTAGGTCATGTGTGATTTCACGCCTTGTTCGATGAGACATCCATGGGAGCAGGTGTTGAGACGGTTTTGTTCGGGTAGTTTCATATAGCCGTCGAGGCTGTTGCGGTCTGCTTCGGGACGGAGCACGAAGTCTCCTATTCCGTTTTGGATGTCTTGGATGCTTGTGTTGGCTGCGTGGCTCATTGGTGGGTCTTCCTTCAATTCTCTATGTGGATATATTCAGTATAACATGCATATATCGTAGAAGAAAATCCCAATGAAAGATATTCACGGTTTAAGGCAGGCGCCTGGTGCCGAGAAAGCCGAACTGACGTCCGCAGATTCTCCAGCCTCTATCCACTTTAGGCATTCTCGAAAGCCTCCTGATCGAACTTGGTATCCACGTGGACGGTCCATCCGCTGCTGATCACCTCATTGCAATAGTGCTTGCGGGATGCGATCACCTGGGATTGCAGGTACCTGTTGTCCCTCAGCTGTTCCGCAGTGGGGTTGCCGAACAGTGGCGTCGGTATTCTTTTCGACCCGGTCTCCGTGACGAAGTACAGGTTGAGCACCGTGTCGTCTTTTACGCGGCGCATAAAGTCGCCGAGTTTTTCGGTCTTGTCTTCAGACAATGGATCTCCTTGCTGTTCCATACTTTATGTAGATATATTCAGTTTAACAGGCATAACAGAATTGTTTCAGAAAAAAGAGAAGGTGCGGCTCACCCAAAAAGTCCACAAGGGGAAGCCGCACCATAGGAGAATCCGAGGAAAAACAGGATTACCACCGAGAGGATTCGGGTCGAGAGAACGTAGGCCCTCATCCTGATATCTCAACCTACCGTAGTGTTTCCGAAACAACAGGCAATATATTGAAACAATCAGATAATTCCTAGTTTTCTTCGGAATGGCTTAATTTTCTTTCGCCTGGCATTGCTGCAGGAATCCAATCGTCTCGCTTTTCTCCCAGCTGCTCATGGAAAGTCCATACTTGTCTTTGATGTAGACGCGCTTGGCTATGTAGGAGCACTGGTAGCCGCTGTTGCTTGGCAGCCAGACGGATGGGGTGGATGCGGCCCATCGTCCGACGGACTTCTTGGGGACACCGCTCCCGTACAGGTTGATGCCCTCGCTTTTCGCATTGTTGGCATCCCCTTGGCTGGCAAGCAGCACGTCCGGATCGTTTGCGTATTTCACGCGATCGTTTTTCCTTGAGTTCTTCCACAGGCCGGAGGCCCATGCGTCGTTCAAGGCGACCACATGGTCGATCTGCACTGCGGTGCTGTCTCCGCTGACGGTCTTCCCATTCTTCACGACGCTCTTCCGGAAGTTGATGGTCTGGCCCGTATAGGGGTCATGCAGTGTCCCGGATTGCACCTTGCAATTGGAGTCCATGACCGGATTGGTCAGGTCACGGTTGAGAATGTAGTCGCGGGTGGTTCCGTATCCGCAAAGCTGGTCGCTGTTCTGCCAGTCCCCGAAATCCTCGGCGCGATTGTAGCCCTTCGTATGGGGTGTTTCGGTCGGGAGGTTCCGGGCGGCTGTGATGGCTTCGGACACGCTCATGGGGCTTGCCGCGGAAGCTGGCAGTCCGCTCGCTCCCATATCCGTGTTCGTGGAATCCTTTTCTCCGGTGTTCCCCGAGGAGGCCAGACCGTCTTTGATCTGGCCTTCGATTTTCGACAGGTCCGGTTTTTTCAACCCCAAGCCGATGTTTGTTTTCTGCATGGAGTCTTCGCCCGGAAGTATCTGACTGATGCTGGTTATTGCAGGCAACCCGAATTGTGGGGCGACCGTGGCCCATACTCCGGTTTGGATGATGACGATGATGGTTATGAGCACGATGGCCAAGCCGCCAAGGATGCCGGCGACGGTTATGCCGGTCTTGTTTTTTCTCGATGCCACGACGGTTTCCTCTTCTAGAACAGTCCGCTGATGATGGTCCAGACGACCGCGATGCCGAATAGGATGACGATGATCGCTCCGAACAGGTCGGCGTTGCTGTTGACGAATTCCGCAAATGGGGGAAGTTCCGGTTTCTTGTCATTGGCCATGATGGTCTCCTTAGTTGTTTTGGCTGTCGGATGCCGTACCGTCCGACGATGTGCCGTCTGAGGTGTTGTCCGACGTGCCGTTGCCCGATGATGCCTTGGAACCGTCGGCAGTGGAATCGTCGGACTGGGTGTCCTGCGATGTGGTCCCGGCGGAATCGGTGCCGCCGGTCTCGTCGTCGGAGTTCGCCGAGGTCACGTCGCTTTTGCTCAGTGCGTTCGCATAGGGGCTCAACGTCCTGACGCTGCCATCCGCTCCCCAGTCGATGATCTTCGCGTTGCCGGATGTAGGGTTCTTGACCAGTACGGTGATGTTCGTCTTGACGGTCGAGCCGCCGGTGTTGTCCGAAGATGACGTGTCGCTTCCCTTATCGGAACTGTCTTGCATCGCGGCATACGGTTCGAATGTGATGCTGATCGACGCCGCAGCATAGGGAGGCGTGTCACTGGATTGTTCCTTTGGTACGGATTGCCCGTTCTTGTCGCACTCCACAAGCCAGTTGATGCTCACGTTTTTGAATGTTCCGATGGCTGCTGGCTGGTAGGCGTGCTCGCTGTTCGGATCCCCGACCAGCACGGTGAACGCGTTGCTGTCTTTCCCGATGTAGGCTTTCGCCCAAGCGTTGACGACGTTCTGGAAGCTGGACGCCTGGTCGATGCGAGAGTATCCGGATGGCGTATAGGATTGGGCTCCGCCAGCGCCGCTTGCTTTCAACGGCAGCACTGTTGGCTCTCCCACGGCGGTGGCCACGTTGTTCTTCCATGAAATGAGCTGGGTTACGTCGCGGGTGGATCCGTCGGACAGGTCGGTCAGGGAGAACTGGTGGCTCCACCAGTCGGTATGTTCCTTTCCTGTTCCGGTGTCCTCGTCACTGGATCCGACTTTTGTCGCCGAATCCCATAACAGGTTCGTGGTCCCGTAACGGAATGGTCCTTTGTTTGTGTCCAACCATTTGTTGACGGACGCCAAGGCTGCCTGTTTCCCTGGTTTGTCTACGCTGATCTCCTTGTATTTCGCGCTCAACATGGAACCCATGTCCTGCAGCGTGCTGATTGCGTGAATGCTGATGACGGGAGCGACGATTCCGGCGATCATGAACACGGTGATGAAAACTTTCCACCAGCGGGTGTTTCGCATGGCGCGTTTGATTGCCGTCAGTTCGACTTCGTTCTTCCGTTTGTCTTCGGTGATGTCCATTGGAGATTCAACGGATGCTTTTCGTGCCACTTCGTCTCCTTGAGAATCTGAACGTGTTATCTAGTGTCAGACTATCCGGAGTCTCAGCGTGAAAGCGGTGGAAGTCGGGAAAAGAAAAAAAGAGACTCGGATACTGCCGAGTCTCTTTTTGTGTCAGCGGGTCTGCGCGTATTTTCTGGCCAGCTCCATGTCAAGTCCTCCGTTGACGAAGCATTGTTCCACCGCAGCGTTAAGAAGAGCCTGCGTGGTCATGTTCGTCTCGACCGACTTGATTCGCAGCGCGAGATAGTTTTCATCCGTCAGGTTCGTGCCGAGCCTCCGGTCGAACGAATACACGGGCTTCCTCCGGCCGGCCCTCCCGGATGCTTCATTCGTTTTCGTCTCATGATCTTCCGGGATTGCTTCAGAGACTGCTTTCTGCTCGGGAGCCTCGACCGTCATCTTCGGTTCGGGGGGTTCGGATAGGAGAGGCCGACGCCCCATGTCGCGAGTGTCCTGCAGGCCGCGTCCGAAAGCGCTGTTGATATTCTTTACCATGTTTCAACTCCTACTCGATGCCGAACTGTTTGACGAGGTCAATGAGCTCTTGGGTGACGGAAGCGTAATCCCTGTTGTCTATCTGGTTGGTTCCGTACAGATTCTTGATGGCTTCCCTCTCGTGGATGACCGTTTCGAATCGTGTTGCCTCCAGCTCATCCAATTGTTTCACTGCGTCACGCGCGAGTTTGGTTCGCGCTTTCACTCGCGTGAGCAGGATGATGCCGTTTCTGGCGGCCGCATAGGTTTTCCCTGCATGGCTCAAATCGCTGATGGACGGCTGGCAGGGGATGATTGACACGTCGGCCGCCTGGAGTGCCGTCTGCACCGTTCCCGCATCGGATGGAGGCGTGTCGATGATGACCCATCCTTTGTAGCGTTCGCGAATCCTGTCGGGCATTCCGAGGATCACGTCATTGGTTTGGATCACGTCGAAACCCAGCTTGTAGGGTTTGTGCGGAGTCCCGTTGGCTTCGTCTTCTTTGCGACGACGATCGTCCTCAATTCGCACGTATTCGTCCCAGAGCGTCGCACCACCGGTGTTGTCGGCGTCCAGAACCGTGACGTGTTCGCCGCGTCGGGCGAGGCATCCGGCGATAAGCATGGCTGTCGTCGTTTTTCCGACGCCGCCTTTGATGTCGGCGACCGCGACAAGAATCGTGCTTTTCAGCATGCTGTTTTCTCCTCTGTTCACGTTTTCCGCCGCCAAGGTGGAGGCGTGGGACGCGCTTTTTTTATGTGGCCACATTCAGTGTAGCAGAGGCGCATTTTTTTGTGGAACCAGCTCTCCCAATCAACAGGAAAACAACACAATGCGGGAATGATCAGGCAGAAAAAACACTTCCGCATTCATCTGCCAAACCATTCCCGCATTCCCACAGTTCTTTGCGAAAATTTTAGGATGCCGTAAACAACAGCCTCTCCAAAAACGCTTTGAGCAACACGCCCAAATCCGGGAGCTGACTAGCGATCCCCTGCATCCATTCACGGATGGGAATGCCCATCGCCTCCAGGACGCCGCTGATGACCCACACGAAGAACAGGCCCGCGCATATCCTCGCCGCAACGGACAACATTCTCATCGAACGTCCCATGATCTTCATGAAGACGCTGCCGCCGCCGACCGCCAACAGGAGCAGGGTCAGCACGGCTCCCGTTGGCGTGAACATCCAAGCGAACAGGACGGTGAGAAAATCGGCGGCTCCCTGCCCAGCCGTCTGAGTAACAGTGCCGGTGTCCATCAGAATGCATCTCCATCCGTTTCGAACTCATCAGACGTTTTCTGGCGAGGTGGGTTCTTCGGCGCGTTGAGGTTCGCATGGTATTTCGCCGCTGCTTCCTTGACCTCTCCCGTGATACGCGCGCTCTCCAATGCGTCGGCGGCTTCCTGCTCGCTCATGTGGCCCTGTTGCCGGAAGTTGTGCATCATGCTGTTCTCCACCACCCCGAACGCCTTGTCTCCATCGGAGTTGAGACTTCCGTCCTCGGAGTGCATCTCGTTCAATGATTCATCGAGATCGAACGGATTGTCTTCGACCGGAGCAATCGGAGTCATGACCGTCGTGGGCCTGTTGCCCAGGCTTAGGATTTCGTTGCGGCTCTTCTCCGCTCTGGCTCCCAGTGCGCCGATTCCGACCTTGGCTCCATGCCAGAGGTCACGGTTGGTGGCGAGCTTACCCAATGCGACTGCACCTGCCGGCAGTGTGATCGGGTTGGATGTGAGTGCGGCAGCGGCGATACCGGTCGCCGCGACTTTGGCGCCACGCTTGACCACGTCACGCAACGGTTGGGATTGCATGACACCTAGGGCTGCCTTGCCTGTCGCGCCCAACAGCATAGCTCCTCCGCCCAGGCCGCGTGCGGTCTGATTAAGCAGGCTTGCACCTTTTGCCATGGTACGGGCGCGGCCGAGCGATGCGCCGGGATGGCGGGCCATATAGTTCTTGACGCGATCATCGTAGGACATGCCGCCCGTCATGAACGCCTGAGCTCTGTCGGCTCGGTTGGTGAAACGTGCGGCGACTCCTGCGAGGGACCCGCGTACGGTGCCTTCGTTCATGCGCCCCCATCTATAACTGAGGGAGTCTGCTCCGCGGGCTGTGATCGCATCGTATTCTTTCGTGTTGCGTCCGTACAGGTTGCGGCCGCCGCCGTCGAGGTCAAGATTCTTCCTCTCCGAATCGAGCATGGAGTCGAGTTTGCTTTCGCCGGCGGTGGGACCGAACATCCTGTGGCGCGGTCCGGCGTTGCGACTGGACATGCCGCCGTGGTTTCGGCTTGTGAGGAGCCGTCTCATGAGGAGACCGCTGCCTATTCCTCCGCCGATTCTCCTGAGGCCGGCCAGTACTCCGCCTGCCATGGCTCCACCGGTGGCGATTCCCATCATCGCTTTGAAACTGAACGGGTTGCCGACTTTGAGCACGCTGGTGCAGAACAGGCTGATGGCCGCGATTGCAAGCACCGGACTGAAACCGCTGATCACGTTGTACATGAAGCTGCTGCTCATTTCGGAACAGAATTTCAATGTGAGCTGGCAGATGAATGTGGCGATGGCTCCCAAAGCCGAATACAATCCGCCGGTCATGCTCAGGTTGCACGTGTATTTCACCCAGTTCTTCAACACGTTCTTCGGAGCTTCGCCTATGGGGAAAGCTCTCACGAGGAATGCTACGACGAGGAACAGCACCATCAGGACGAGCATGAGCTTGGTCATGATGAGGATGACGCTGAGTAATCCCCAGACGATCATGTTGCAGATGCCACCGAGCACGGATCCGAATGCACCCAGATTGTCAGGCGCTGAATTGCCGTACAGGTTGTCCAGGGTGATTCGCATCGCTCCTTGTCCGGTCGAAGAATCCTGCGTGTTACCAAGGTTGGCTTCACGCCAGGTTCCGCCGACGTTGGGGATATCGAAACGCCAGCCCAGGTTCGCGGCATCGGCGATGTTCGTGTTCTGGACGTTGCCGCTCGAATCACGGAAGTCATTGTCGTTGTGGAAGGCCTGATACTGGTCGCCTTTGAATTGCTTTGTGCCCAAAGCCACATTGCACAATTGGAGTATGTTCTGGTCTATCTTGTCATCGTCCCCGTAGAAGTGGGCCCCGTTCCCGCCTGAGATGTCGCTGAATCCATCTTTCTTCAATCTGACGGTGAGCTTCCCGTTTTTGATGGCTCCTGTATCCTTGTCCCCCATGTTTTTGACGAGGATGTTCCAGCCGTCACGGCCGTACACCTTCCCACTGCCGTCGATACCGCAGGTCTCCCAAAAGATCCCCGCTCTGGTCAGTCGAACATATTTATCCCGGTCGTTCTGCTCCTTTTCCTTGTCATTGACGGAACTGTCCTGAGGGTCGATCCAACCGTGTTCGCTGAACAACCATTCTGCTGTGTCGGAATCGATACTCAAACCGGTTGCCGCATTCGTCAATGTCATTTGCACCGCAGGATCGGTGTTCGTGTTCATGTCAAGCACATGGCAGTATGCTTGCTGTGCGTTGTCGGCCACGCCTGATGGCGTGTTCGGCCCCGCTGACGGATTACCCCATTGCATCGTCACCCATGATCGGAGAGCTGTTTCCTCCCACATGCGGTTCACAGCCTTGGTGATAGAGGATGTGTCTCCCCCGTTGCCGCTGGTCGCGGTGTCGTACTGCTGGTGCATGGCATACAGGTAATCCTGGCAGTTCGTATTACGGTTGAGTGCTTTGTTGCTGAACGCCATCATGTTCGATTCGCCGTCGTTCAACCCGTCCAGATCAAGTCCGACGGTGAGCTTGTTGACTGCGCCGTTGATGGTGTTGACAACCCACCAGGGGCTGCCTGTCGCCGGTTCGGTCGCATTCTCCGCGGTTTTCGAGGCTCCTGTCCCCAACACGATGAGAGCCGCAAGGCACAGCACTGTGGCAAGCAGTCGTTTGCTCGCCTCTTTCGTGGTCCCGATGTCGAATCCCGCCGCGAGAAGCCATACGACGATGGCGGTCACCATCAACGCCGCGGGTATTCCACCGGCCATGACATTGTCGATAAGTTTCGCCGTGGCGTGGTCGACCGACGCTCCGGCGGTCTTCAATGGGGTGAAGCTTGCCGCGAACTGGCTTAGAGAAAGGGCGGATGACCAGCAGAGCTGTGTGATCTGCATCAGCATGTTCGGCAGGATGTCCCTCGTCGTATGGCTGATCAGGGCGGGCACGTTGGAGATGAAACCAAGGATGCCGCTCGATGGTTCGATGCGGCTGGTTATGCTGCCGACATTGCTTCCCCATCGGCCGGACGGAAGACATGTCGTGTAATCGACTTGGGTGCTTGTGGTCGTAGCGCATGCCGGCGCGCTCGCGCCTCCATCGTTTTCGACCATGGCGAATGCTTGGGAGGGCAGTACGACCACTGTCATCAGAACGACGAGCAGAACAATGAACAGCATGTTCCGTCGCGCTTTCATCCTGACCGGGAGGCTGGGCTGCATCTGGGTTGAAGCGCTCACAGTATCCACATCTCCTTCAGACTGCTTAGACGCTCTGGCTGATTCGAATTGGGGTAGAAAACCTCTCCGGCGATGTTCCGGCTCTGCAATCTCCTGAGAAGTCTTTTCCATCGGACCTGCTGGGTCCGGTCTTTGACTTGGCCGACCATGAGGAATGGCGCGGCGACCAAGCCGATGAGAATGAACACCACGCCGAATGTGATGCCGATGATCGGGGCGAGCATAAGACAGATCAACAGTCCTATAACACCGCCGATGATTGTCGAGAACACGGTCTTGGATCGGGCTTCCGTGCTTTTCGTGATCATGAACGTGTTCTTACGTTCAATGGATGCGGTGGATGAGACCTCGGTGATGTCATCCATGGTTTCCCTTGGATGCAATTGTCTTTGCTCGCCCATGAATATGTTCCCCGATCAGATTCCGAGGTAGTCTTTGCCCTGGCTGCCCACGGCGTTGACGATCCAGTCAAGAGCTGTCAGCAATGCCGGAATGGTTATGGTCGGGCCAGCGAAGATGAAGATGACGGCGAGAACGACGATGACTCGTGTGACGCTTGGACAGAACATGGAGACCAGCTGGTTGCTTCGCCCCATCGCCTTGCTGATTCCTCCCAGGATAAGCCCCAAGGCCAAGATCACTGCGGCAGCGGCGCCCACCTTGGTGATGAGCTGTCCGGCGGTCGAGTTGAGGATGCCGTCGAACATGGCGTGATAGCTTCCGACAAGATTGCTGGAAGCGGCGATTTCTATGGTGTTACCCATTATTGGATTCCCTTCGAATTTGGTTTGAAGGAACCCTCCTGCGTTTCCCGAGTGTATCAACGGAATTGGTTGATAACGATAGGTTTTCGGTTTTTAACAAAGTTTCTTGCATTCTCAGACAACACGGGGGACACAGATTAAGAAAAACCCATCCGGCATCAATGGAAGCCGGATGGGTTGGCATGTTTTTTTGCGGTCCTACTTGTCGCCGGGGCGATAACCGTCGTCGAAGTCTTTCACGCTCACGATGAATGCCGGCTGGATCTGTTCCATGTTTCTGGTTCTTACAGCGGCATGGTATTTGGGGAGGTTCGTCACCGCTCCTCCAGTCCACCCATCCAATCCCTCATTGTCGGTCAGACGCGCCGCGGTCAGCGTGGCTATGCGCGGAATCGACGTGTTGTAGCTGATGAACGTCGTGTACCCCAGGAACGAATCCAACAACGTGTCGGACAACTGGGTCGGGTATTGGGTGGCGAACACGAGAATCAATCCGAACGAACGCCCCTGCTCCCTAAGATTCTTCAACACGTCGTCCGACCCGTTCGCCAGCAGGCTCAGCTCGTCGCAGACGAGCATCGTGTGTTTGCCAAGCGTTAACCAGTCCTTGCAGTGTGCGAACACCGTGTTCCAGAACCGGTACATGAGCCACGAGCCCAGAATCTTGTCCATGAGCTCGGGAAGCGAGTGGCCATTGTGCGGGGCGAGCACGATGTGATAGTCGCCCGGGTGATCCAATATCCACTTCCATGTGACGGTGCTGCGTCGCGGTGTGAACATGTGTTCGATGGCGAGGAACTGGTTGACCTTGTTCACCGAGGCGTTGGTACGCTGCAGTATTTCACGATCGCTTCGCGCCGCCTGCCCCTTCTGATCCGGTCGTCCGTACAGTTGTTCTGCGGCACGCGCGGCCAACGTCATGTCTATTCCGAGAGGATCGTCCTTCAACTCCAATGCGAGAGCCCTGCATACCTGTCCAAGCGCTCTGGCTGATCCGGTTTGACCATCCGACCCACACAATGCGACCACGGCCCAGCCGATGGGTGACTGCTGTTGCCTGAGTTGACCGGCCCCGGGATACTGTTGCTCGAGTTGTCTGCATCTTCTTAGGATGTCCCCCGGCTTGTGTTGGTCGTATCGGCTTGCGGCCACGCCGATGGTCATGGATTGGGTGATGATGTTTTGGGAGTCGTTCTGAATGTCGCCGGCATTGAATGCGTATCTCATGGTTTTGGCGACGCTTTCCGCCGTCTCCTGGGCGTTCCTTCCCTCCTGCATTCCGAGCAAATCGAGACCGATGCTGGAAGGGTCGGTGAGGTATATGACACGTGGATGGGAGTCAATCCCCTGCGTTTGCCGATACCGGTCCAGCACTTCCACTCCGGTGTCGTCCTTCATCCAGAAGTGGATGAGTCGTGAATCCGTTCCCCACACGTCACGGCCGGTATCATTGCGATGGCTGATGGCCCATTGGCTGATGCCGTGGGTCAGAACGGTTTTTCCTGATCCGGCTTCACCGCTGATTGCGATTCCGCCATAGAGCTGTGTCGGATCCAAGTACCCGGGACGTCCGGAATCGTCCAATCCGATCAGGACGCCTCCATGGGACAATGGTTCGGGCACCGGGTGAAGATCCTGTTTCACCGCCGTGGATTTCTGCACCGGCATGAACAGTGTGGTCGTGGTCATTGGGCTGAAGACCAAAGTGGTGCGTTGCGGGCCATATCCCGTCGCATACACTCGTTTGTCTTTCATGCCGAGTTTTGTTTCGGTGTCACTGAGATTCGCCTTGCGTTTGCGGCGAAGCCACCAGTATCGGCGTGGGCGTTGGAGAATATCATCCCATAGAGTGTTCCTCCACCATCTGATTCCAGCTGCAACAGTGAAGGCAAGAGGAACGATCCACAACCATGACGGTATCGGCAACAGCATCAAAGAGCAGTACGCCAACAGTCCAAGACATGCGAATTTGTAGTGCGGCGGTACTCGGAAGTACATTCGAGTGCTGTTGTCGTCGTTCAGCATGGCTTTCGCGTTTGCGGAGAGTAGTCCACTCAAAACCCAAGGCACCAGCAGCATCGCCGCTACCGTTCCCGCCAGCCAGAAGAATGTGGCAAGACGAATCGGAGTGATGACGGACAATACCATCGTCAACAGGGTGACAGCCAAGGTCACGATGAGTCCGCCCAACTTTGGGTAGCTGGGATGACTGCTCATGTTGGAGAGCAGCGGGAACATGGCCTGTCCAGCCCGTTGTGTGAGTTCTGCGTTCCGGCGGCTGTCGGCGCATGCTGCGGTGACTCGCGCGCAGAGCGTGTGAGCGGCGACAAATTCGTTGCCGTCCTCGACGGTGGAATGCTCGTCGGCAACCCAATCTCGAATTCGGGCCTGTTCGAAATATCCTTGCCTGCGGAGCGTTACGCTGACATAACTGTCTGCCGGCATCAATGCTTCGACGCTTTTCCGAATGCCGGCGGAATCGGTGCGCATCTTCTCCATCGTCGCCTTTGAATTCAAGCGGGCCCGCCATGGCACAAGAGAGTGAGCTGATCTGCTGATTCCTTCCGGCAGTTCGGGTTCGCCGTTCCCTGGCAGTGGGCTGATGGAAAAGCCGGCGAGATCACCCGCCTTGCGTATGCCTTCGCCATCGCCATGCACATATTCACGGACCGGCTCGTTTCTCACTCTGACGAGCAGCAGCGTGCAGTCCTCCAGATTTCCTGGGACATCATCCGCGATGGATCTCAACTGGTCGCCATCGAGTTGGCTGATGCTGCGAGTCACCTCGTACCATGCTTTTTCTTTTTCTCTCATTCCGATGCCCTCCTGTCAATTCGATTGTTCTGCGGTTGCCGGTTCGGTGGAGTAGAGCATGGCCAAGGGGAATCCTTCCGGCAAGTCGAACTTGGTCAGCTTCTCTCTTTCCAACAGTTGATATAGCCATGTGGTTATACGGACCGTCGCATCCTTGTCTGCCAACGCCCATCCCAAATCCGCATACCCGTCCTTGACGGTGCTCTGGTCGCCGATGGTTTCCCTCATCCGTCGTATGGTCTTCACCGCAATGTATTTGGAAACGTCGAACATGATCGCATCCAATTGCCAGAGTCGTATTTTTTTCAAAGCCGGATTGCGTTGCAGGTTGACCATGAGGAACGGGACCACCAGCGAACGGCGTCCTGTTTCGCAAAGCGTCCGTATCTTCTGCAATGCACGGTAGCGTTCGGTCTTGGCTTCCTCCAAACGCTGCTGGTTGGTTGCGAAATTTTCAGGAAGAGAGTTCAACGCTTTCACCTCCGATATACCCGTAGAATCCTCCCCGGTATGCTTCCGGCTTCCGCCATCCACTGACATCCCAGCCCCATTGGTGTCTGATTGTTTCATCCATGACTGTCCATCCCCAGTCACGGATTGTCGTCACAGGTTTTGTTGATGGGGCGCATCGGCTCCAGTCCGGTGAGAACATGCTGCGTTCGACGTTCAGCATGTCCCGGTATGTTCCAATCCCGCCGGTCGGGTTGCCTTGCTCGTCGAACCAGTCGTCCCATAACGCGAATCCCATACGCGACGCCACGGATGGGTCGCCGACCAACATCTCGTCGGCATGGCTTGCCGTTTCGATGATGCTGCCCAATGCCGGGTACTGCCATTGGCTGGTGTCGCGTATGAGCAGCCAGATACAGATGAGTCCACGTCGTTGCATCGGCGAGTAGGCGAGCAGCTTCGACCAATTGGAGATTTTCTGGCTCATGTTATTTGGGTGGACCTGCACTTCGATTCCCGCAAGCACGTTGTTCGATGCGAGTGCGGTGATGTCCGTCGAACAGCTGTGAGGCAGTCCGGCTTCGCTGACCGCCTGCGGGTCGATGAGCCGGAACGCTCCCCAACCGTCGCCGCCGACGAGTTTGATGTCCGGATTGACACCGAGATGCAGTCCGACGTGCGCCGCATACGTATTGTGGCGCACGTGGCGTCTCATTCCGATCAACTGCTTGTCCGAAAGCATTCTACGAAGCCAAGTTGCTGAATTAAACAGGCCGAGCGTGTTTCGGATGAGTTTCTTGTCGGAGCTCAACGACAACCAGGTTTGCGGGATTATCTGCCCGGAAAATCTTTCGTAAGGACTGAAGCCGATGTCGATGACTCCCAGCCGACACAACGCGCCGTACAGGTTCGGTTCGTCGCGATGGAATTCGGGAGCTCCTTTCACGGAGAGTCCCGCCCGAAGCTGGTCGACGGTGCATGTCCTCCATGAAAGCAATGCGCCGATGATGCTCGTAACCAATTCACTGTTTGCCTTGACCATGCTTTCCGCGAACAATCGGTTCGGGACGATCCACTGATGACGTTGCGCCAACACTCCGGGGTGTTCGTTGTTTGCCACGTCGCTTCCGCGAATCCAATCGGCGTCGCTACCCATCGGCCATAGAGCACGGTCATCGGGATTCGGTGTGAGTGAGAGATCAACCACGATGGAACCACCCTTTTTTCTTTTTCACTTCGAACTTGGCCGGTTCGAATCCTTTATCGGGCAGAACCCATTCAAGGGTCTGCTCTCTCGCCAAGTCCAGATTCGAGTCAGCCCAATTCGATTTACCGGATGCGATCAGATTGCCGGCCTCGACCGTCTGGTACTCGACTCCGAGAAAAATCCCGTATCTTGAATAATCAAGTGGCCGGTAGTCTGTCATTCCGACCGGGACCGTGTCTTTTATTCCGATACATTCTCGGGGCAAACCGTAACGGGGAAACGCGCTGAGCAGATTCAACGCATCTCCTTGCGTTTGCACGCCGGCTTTGACGATGACCAGGCAAAGGTCGCCGGCGAGAACGTAGGGGACGACCATTCCTCCGGCGGCTGTGGTGCTGTCCTGCAGATCATCTGCGCTGATACGGTCGAGATCCAAGACGACGAAGTCCCAGAGCTTGCGTGCTTCCTCGATGTATGCGCGGTAGTGGTCCCACGACACCATCGCACCGGCCGGTGGAGCGAACGAAACATCGTAACCGATGTTGAACATTCGTCCCGAATTGGCGCCGTATTGTGCCGCCATGCCGGGACGCCAGTCGGCTATGGTGCGCGCCGGCATACGCTGCCCAGGGTCGAAGAAGGAACGTTGCGATGACTGTCTCATGTTGCCGTCGATAAGGAGGGGGCGTAGTCCTTTTTCTCTTGCCCGCTCGCATAATCTGCGTGAGGAAACCGTCTTTCCCACGCCTCCAGTGTTCGATGTGACAATGATCATGGGTGCCGTCTGGCGGGTCCTGTTCAGGATGATATCGCCTACCAGACGCTTGTCGATTGTCTGTATCCGCCAGAACTCGTGGACGAAATCCGTGATGCTTCGGTCCATGAAATATTCGGGGAGGGCCTGCGCTCCGATGGGTATCTGTCCGCGGTCGATCCAGTAGATTGTCCAGCCTGCATCGGCGACCGGCATCCAGTTTCCCGGGAGGTTCGTGAACACGATTCCCTGACGGCCTGGACGCACCGGGTGCCTTGTCAGGAAGTCTGCCTGGGCTGCGAAATCCTCTCCTGCGGGCACCCTCCAACGCTGTTCGGGGACCTTGGATCGCAGCACGTCGAGGATGCCTCCATGTCCGATTATCAGACTTGCCATCTTTTCTCCAAGTTCCTTTGAACTGTTTTTTGCTTGTTCCGGGGGTTTGCTCCGGAAAGAGACCATTTTTGACGAAACAACACTGATTTAGTTTTATTGACTGTTTTTTGTTTTTTGTTGCTTGTTCGTCAATCGTCCTGTCTGTTCATTTCTTGATATTACGTCATATCTTGTTATGTGCCGAATATTTGTTGAAATTAACCATTCAGGATGATGACTTTGCTGATGTATGGGTTGTTGCGGTTCGTTGCTTTGTTGCGTTTTCGTTCCGTAGGTTCGTTGCTTTGTTGGCAATGTTGCGGTTCGTTGCTCTGGTTTTACCCTGCTGTGATGTGGTAATGGTGTCTTGGTGTTTGTGTGATGTGTTGCGGGTTGGCTTCTTTCTCTTGTTCTCGGATTGTCTTTTTCTTATTTTTTCTTCTCTTCTTTTTTTCTGACTTTTCTTGGTTGCCTGTCTGCTCTTTTGTTTTTGTCCGTGATTTTTCTGGTCCGCTAGTTTGCATGAGAAACGGCGGCCGCGCGACGCCGCGCCGAAGTCAAAACGGTTAATTTCAATATTTTTTCGGTTATTCGTTGTTTGCTCGGATACAGTCGTTGAAGACGGTTCACTCGAACGGTCCTGCCTTGACGAAGGGAGTTAACGATGGCAGATTTTCCATGGAACAACAATTTCGGCACCCCGACCCCAGCCCCGGCGCCGGTCGACGATTCCAAGCCGGTGAACGAAGCCGGGCAAGCGGACGATTCTGAGAACTGGTCGGCATCGGGCGAGGATTCTCAGCCTGACGTCCAGCCGGAAGAGACGGATTCCGTCGATGAGACAACGCCCGACCGTGAGGAAGAAACCTCCGTCAAGGGTGCCAAGACCACGCGGCGCAAGACCGCGAAGAAAAACTCGTCCTTCCCTCATTTGGAAGCCGCCTCGTACGCGAAGATCAAGGACATGCTCGACGTTCTTTCCGATGACCGTACCGCGAACATCGCCAAGATTCTGTGCGAGACCAGCAAGACCGACGCTCCGGTTCTGCTTGAGGTGTTGACGGAAACCAAGACGCGGAAGCGGGTCGCCGAATTCTCCAAGTTCGTCAAGGAACTGGCTGGCGCTCAACCGTCCGACCTGAAGATGAGGCTTGCTTTCGCGTTCATGGAAGACAAGACTCTGTCCAAGACTCTGTTCGCTGTTTTGAATGCCGCCGAACCGGATCGTGGTTTCGGCCGCGCGTCCGGTGAGCCGATGAAGGATGTCAATGCGGTGGCTGAACACTGGGGTGACGGCGTTGATCTCAGTGTGGTTGAGAAGCTGAAAATCTGACGGCCGGCATCTCGGGATGCTTGAACGGTTGGATACGAACATGGATCCGTATCCAACCGTTTTTTATTATTCCGCGATGAGCTGCACACGGTTCTCCGCCTTTGGCGGCATCCCGTATGGTCTGATCACGAGGCCCGCCCTCGTCAACGAGAATACCCAGATTTTCTGAATCTGGTTGAGCTTTGTGAGGCTGACGGTGAGGTGCTTGGTGGACACCGTCTCCGTGCTCGTACCGGGGACGATCTTGTATAGATTATTTCGACTGATATACAGTTCCTTCTGCTCCGGACAGTAGAGCGTCGCGAACACCAGCAGATCCAAGGACAGGCTTCCGCCACTGGTTCCGACGACGGCGGAAAGAGGAATCTCCTTCGGTTCGCGCGACATCAATCGGACGTATTCCCAAGTGAAGGTAATGGTTTTTTCGTTCCAGCTTTCGCCTTGGACGATGTTCGTCTCTTCGATCGGTTTTATTTCTTTGCCGTCCCTTGAAGTGAACGTGATGTCCTGATAGCCGATGATGCTGGTGACCGTATTCTGTCGGCCGCAGCCTCCCGTCAGCATGCCCATTCTGCGGGCCACTTGCCGTACGTCCTTGCCGATGGTCAGCGTCCTGGTCTTGCCGTTGTAATCCGCGTTTTGTGTGTTCACGAATGTCGTGAACAGGATGCTTAGGAGTCGAGGCGTCCTGCCGAATGCGAGCGGATGTTCGTTGCCGCGCACGTATGGGATGAGCGGGTATGCCTCTTCCGCGACGTAAAGAATTCCGAATCCTGTGGCTATGCCGTTGTCCATCCCGACGCTTCTCAGCCTGTGTATTTTGTTGAGCATCCCGACTCTTCCCCTGTTTTTGCTTTTTCGGTTGATACCAACAATTTTACGGTTTTTCATACGCGACATGCCAACATACCCAGTAAGGCAGATGCTTGTTTTACACCGTCGAACCGAAGACCTACTGGCCTTTCTTCCTGGGACTGAGGTTCAGACACTGCAGCCGGTAATGAATTCTGCAGGACACCAGTTTCGGGTCGAGTTTCCCATACGCATTCCGGGCCATGTCGATATACAGTCGACACCCCGGATCCGACAAAGCGAAATCACCGACACTCCAACCCAATGGTTCCTCCTCGTGAGACTTATGCCTCGCCATCAGAAAAAACAACCTCCGATTCACACCGATTCGCATCCGGATTCGACGGCCGACGCGCCGTCCAAGTTGGTCAAAAAAAGGCGGGCATGCTGGAGGCGTTGGGGTCGTCACTCGGCATGCCCGCCGGTCGTGGTTCTTATTTGTTCCACTGCGGGCCGTTCGGGAATGAGATGGGCGAGCCGCCCCACATCTGCCTGTCTGAATTGATCATCGCTTCGGTGTATCCGCCGTCCATGAGACTCTGGGTCCTGAGGTCGAGGTCGGGCCTATAGTGCTTGGTGGCTGGCGGTATCATGCCCATCATGTCCCCGCTGTTGAATCGGAGGACTTCCTTGTCGGCTTCCTCGCCGGCGATCAGCACGTCGATGTTGTTGAGCAATGTCATCGCGCTTTTCGTGTACGGGATGTCCCCTCTTCCGATGCTTCCTGTGAAGGTGATTTTGCATTCCCGGAGAAATTTGACGTGTTCGTCGATGTGTTCCAAGAGGTTTGGTGGTGTCGCTTCGACGAGGTGCGATCCGATGTTCGGTTCTGCCGTGAAGGTCATGTTGGCTCCTGTTTTTTTTGATATCAACCGATTACGTTTTGTCGTTTTGGGGGAACCGCAATCGCCGTCTTCGGCATCGCTTGTGGTGGCCCTGAGGTAATTGCGTTGGGGGTTCCGCTGTTTTCTCGGTGTGTATCTTTTGTTTTTTTATGTGGACGCGTTCAGCATATCGCGACACTCCGAAGATTCACCCCCTCCCCTTAATTCTCTTTTACTTGTTATACTGAATACGTCCACATAAATCGAAAGAAAACAACGACAACCAATGGAAGAACACGACAAACGCTTCTGGCGAAACATGACATTCGCCCAGCTCAGAAACCGACGGGTACGAGTCTCCGCATACGGCGGCGACATGATCCTCGAATTCCGACTCACTCCCGGAATCGGACACACGCTCGGAGCCCGGCAATACACTGTCAACGGCTTCGACATCGGTGAACTGTTCCACGAAGGCCATGACGGATTCATGGAACTCACCCGGCAGAAAGCACCCGTCAGCATCAAGCTGCTCCCCGACGAACCCGAATACAAAATCATCGAAGACATCACCGGCGTGCAACCCAGAGACGTCTTCGTGCAAACGAACGGGAACAAATATCCAGTACAGGAAATCACCGATGACGGCCATTGTCTAGTCCTGATTGACTCCAACACCTATCGGATTGATGACGACGCATTCGACCATGCTTTGCGACCGGCACCCGCACGAATTCCGGATCGCCCCGGACTGTGGGAGGACAAGTCAGACGGCCTGTACACCGTGTGGAAAAACGGTCAGGAGCTTTGGATCATGCAGATACGCGAGTCCGATGGGCGTTGGATGAACGGCCCTGCGCTGCTAATCGGCAAGACGGGAGAAAACGTCAACGATTCAACGACAAAGGATCTGTCCTCGAAAGCTCCATTCCGATTCCATGATGAAGAACTGTGAGGGGAGAGAATGCAATCCGTCACCAACATTTTCGACCAACTGCGTCTCTCTCCGCCTATTCCTGGACCGCTGCACAAGAGAACGGTTGACGCTGCGGATCTTGGCACCACCGCCGAGGTTCTTGCCGCGGCGAAAGCCCTATACCGGCTCGTCGAAGGTCGTAGCGGCCGTCAGATTCTCGACTTCGGGCAACTCCCGAAACGAGATCAGAACCGGTACATCAACGAAGCGTTCAAAGCCTTCAACGATGCGCGAAAGGAAATGAAGTGCGGTTCCGAACGAAAATCCTGAACCACTTCTGCCGAGGATGCGGAACACTCCTGTCGGCAGATGAGAGACAGACCGGACTCTGCTCTTCCTGCTGGTTCGAAAAGGAGAAGAAGCAGTCCCTTGATGACAAGGACTGGCAGGAGGAACTGCTTCGAGAACTCGACGGATATCAGCCGATGGCGGGCCGATAAGAGACCGTAATTCAGAACGACAAGGAAACCGATGAGTATTTTTTTCATACAAGAAAAATCAGTTGACGGTTGGAAGCCCGCCTGGCATCGGAGTCTCATGCCTTCTTTCGAGAGCAAAAGACAAGCCATGCGCACCGTCCGAAGATATGTCATGCAACACGACCGAACGAGGCCAAGCATGTTCCGGATTCTCAAGATGAAGGTCTGATATGACGGTGCTACGCATCGACAATGACGACGGATCATGCCGGCTGGAGATACCCGGGACCAATCGCCGCTGGTCCCTGATCCTGTTGAGGGTTCCCAGCTTTAACGGGTTCAGCGCATACGTGACACCACAGGGCGGAAAGCTCGACGAGAACACTCCGAAAACATCCGTGTCAGACATCAGCGACCTGATTTCCGTACGCGACTTCATCGATGAAACCATCGCACAACACAATCAAGGACCAATCAGTGGCAGAAGAACAAACCCACTTTGAAATCATCGAATGCGAGAACCACATACCCGTAGCGATCCGTCAATTCGACTCGGAGGAAGAGGCCATGGAATACCTGAACATGCGTCTCAAATCAGAACAGCCAACCCATCCATCCGAACGCCATGAGGCACAGGAATCCGAGGGGACGACGGCGCAGGGGCTGCATGAATTCTCAGAACAGCTCCGCATCCAATCCATTCTGCGCATGCTGGAAATGAACGCGAGAGGAGAATTCAACGCCTTCGAACGCATCGAACTGTATGCCGCGCTCAACAATCAAAGAACAAGAAAAGCTCTTGGAATCACCGTCGAATCCTCTCCTTGCAAACAGAACCGCCAAAGGATTAACACGCAATGACATCAGGGAAAAAGCTCGATCGGGAAACCGTCGATTACCTTCGTACGCTGCCTGAAATCGTGCGCAGAGTGCAAGGCGGACGAATCTACTACACGAACTCCTTCAGGACGCAAGCGACGGCACGCTATGCCATGGGAGACCGGCCCGTCGACATCTTCCGCGACAACGGGATAGGACCCGAAGTGATCGGGTACAAGCGCATCGAACGCTGTATCGCCCGGTGGAAAGAAAACCCGGACGAATTATCCACAGTAGATAGTCGAACGTCACGTCTGAAGCGCATCGAGGAAGAAATCAAATACCTCGAGCAGCAGGCGAAGAAAATCCGACTGGCCGAGGACAAGGAGGCGAGCAAGCAATGAACGATCCGTTTAACCAGGAACTACCACACAAGGATGAAGCGGAACGCACCGTATTGGGTGCGATGCTCCAATCCCGTGCCGCCATTGACGAGGCGCGTCAGAAAATCACGGAAAACGACTTCTACCAGCCGAACAACAAAACGATTTATCGTCTGATCTGCGACCTGTCCGATCAACATGGCGACGTTGACACCACACTGCTTTGCATGACATTGACCGAGCGGAAAATGCTTGATCATGTTGGAGGCCTGAACTACGTCGGCAAGCTCATCGATTATGCTCCGACCACGTCGAATGTCGGCATCTACGCGGACATGGTCAAAGACGCGGCGAAACGACGCGACATCATCGCCATCGGCACCCGCATAGCGCAAATGGGTCATGCGAACGATGCCGACACCGACAGCATCATCGGCAACGCCTTGGATGAGGCGTTCCATATCGGCGAGGACGATTCCAGTACCGATTACAAGGACATCTATACGGTTTCCACCGATATGCTTGACCATCTCGACAAGATTCAGAAGGGGGAAATCACCGAAGGAGTCCACACCGGATTCAGGGACATCGATGACGTGACCCACGGTCTGCAACCAGGGCAGATGATCGTCGTCGCCGGACGCCCGGCCATGGGAAAGTCCACGTTGGGAATGGACTTCGCACGGAATGCGGCCATTCACGACAACCAATGCACAGTCGTCTTCAGCCTGGAAATGAGCCGTGAGGAAATCGCGCAACGCCTGTTCTCCGCCGAGACGAACATTCCGTTGAATGTTTTCCGCGACCCGTCTCAAATGACCGACGAACGATGGCGAACCGTCAACGGTTTTTGGCAGAAGCTCAAGGACAAGCCATTGTATATCGATGATTCCGCGAATCTTAAGGTCCCTGATATTCGAGCGAAATGCCGCAGGTTGAAGGAGACAAAAGACCTGAAACTCGTGGTCGTCGACTATCTGCAGCTCATGTCCAGCGGGCGCATGACCGAGAACCGTCAGCAGGAGGTAAGCGACTTCAGCCGCCAGTTCAAACTGTTGGCCAAGGAACTGCAGGTGCCGGTCGTGATCCTCAGCCAGCTGAACCGCAACGTGGAAATGCGCGCCGACAAAGTACCTCAAATGAGTGACCTACGCGAATCCGGCTCCATCGAACAGGACGCCGACGTGGTGTTCCTCGTACACCGTCCCGACGCCTATGACAAGGAAGATAGGCCCGGTGAGGCCGACATCATCATGGCCAAGCATCGCAACGGCCCGACCGAGACTTTCCATCTTGCTTTCCTTGGCAGCAACAGCAAGTTCAAGGACATGCCGCAGGACTATACGACCGGAATCTGACCCACAGAAGAAAAAAGGAAAACCCAATCATGGACGCGAAAATCACCGCCAAAGTGGAAACCATCACCCCGGAAATAGCGAAAACCATGCTCGGCGAAAACGTCAACAACCGGCGCATCAGCCGAGACAACGTCAACCTGTTCGCCCGCGAAATTCGCAACGGCGAATGGCGGTTCAACGGTGAGGCCATCAAATTCGGCAAAGACGGGCGACTGCTGGACGGCCAGCATCGTCTGCTCGCCGTCATCGCCGCCGACAAGCCGTTGACCACGCTCGTCATCCGAGGGCTGGAAGACGAAACCCAGCAGACCATGAACAGCGGAAAAACCCGCACCTTGGGCGACGTGCTCACCTTGCGCGGAGAAAAGAACTCCACGCAGCTCGCCTCACTGGCCCGCGCCGTGTATCTGGCCGACCAGCTGGGCATGGAGGCCGCCGCTCAGAACGATCTGAAACCCACACGCGGCGAGATTATCTCGTTCATCGACCAGACCCCGCAGCTGGCGGACGTGCTCGCCGCATCACGCGCGTTCCGCAGCCAATCCGGGGACATGCTGACCAGCAGCATGTTCGCCTCGCTCTGGTGGACGTTCGCGCACATCGACACGGATGAGGCCAACAGGTTCTTCACGAGCCTCGCCAGCGGCGCGAACCTGCAAGCCGACGATCCGATCCTCATACTGCGCAACACGTTGATGGCTCAGCCTCACAAGGCCGGCCGTTCCACCCGCGACAACCGTGTACGCATCGCCGCATTGACCATCAAGGCGTGGAACAAGTGGCGTAAGGGCAAGCCTCTCCGCCAGTTAAAGTTCTCAGCCGGAGAATCGTTCCCTACGCCACTCTGACCGGTTATCCACAATCCACAACAACTGTCCACATAAAAAACAATCAAAAAAGGAACCATCATGGCATACAACAAACGCTACCGCGTCTCCCACACATTCGAAAACGGGACCCGATTCATCGGCACCATCGGGATAAGGAACGCAACCCCGGATTTCCCCGAAAACATCGAAGGCCGTATGATCGTGGAATCGGTTAACGGACGATTCCAAGGCGTCTTCAAACTTGTCAACGGGACTGTCGGCCGCGTTTCTGGCGTAGTACTTCCACCTCAGCCAAAAAATTGGATCTTCGAGCCACAAGGTGCAGACAAGTATCTGCAAAACGAGACCGGGCCGAACGTGGAAATGCCTCGCACCGAACTCGACATCGCATCCAACCGGGAACCCCAGTATGACAGTGTCCTCAGCGACGGGACTCCCGACGATGCGGAATTGTTGAGTCTCATCGCCTGACCGGAGCGAGAAAAAATGGCACAGATACCATCCGGATTCACGTTCAACGACGACATCACCGAAGACGCAAGCGAAAGATTCCCGCCGCCCGCATTGGGCTCCACCAGCATCAACTGGAATGACGCCGGCAGCGTATACGACGCGATTCAACAGGTCAGCGAACAGTTCAAACAAGCGTTCGCCGACCTCATCGACCAGTCCGCAAAAGGCACTGACAATAGCGTGGAATCACGCCTGTTCTTCACCATCGCCGCCTACAGCGCCATGAACGAACTGCACGACATGACCGCCCCCATACTCTCCAGCACGCTCATGAACCAGCATCCCGACTGGGTGCCGGTCATCAACGGCTGCGAAAGCAACGAGGAACTGATGGAAGCCTGGCCGGACGTGAAAACCGTGCATGACGCGCAAATCCAAGCGAACAAAACCGGACGACCGGTACGAGTCCATTTGAAGGACGCCGACGTGGACGCGATCATCTCAGTACAACCGATAAAAGAGGAGGACTTCCATGCTGAACGAGCGGCCTGAAGGCAAAGACAAATTCGGATATGTGCTTATCGGATTGCTTGTCGCCTTCGTTATAATCCTAGTAACTTCGGCTGTCATCTGGAATTCAAATCATCCTGAGAAAGTCCAAGAAAACTTTGAAAAAATCGACACCCAGCAAGCAGAAGAGAAGAAGGGCGCCAAGCTCGGCCCCTACACCATCCAGTTGAAGGACAAAAAAGTAGTGGACTGCGTAGGTGGAGCCCTATATACCTATAGCGGGATAAATGTTATACCAACCTGCGATTGGGATCACCCAAGACAGCTGGCCCCTGATGAGAAAACCAACAGGCAAGCCGCATACGTGACCCTAGGAAACGGCGAACAGGTTCCCTGTGCAGGCAACAGTTACATCGAATGCGGCTGGCAGTTGAAAGACGAACAATGAGCTTCACCAGCCTCACATCGCATGTAATCCTGCTAATGTTCGTCAGCTGGATGGGCGCCGAACTATTGGCCTCTGGGAATCGGATGATCCGTAGGGTGTTCGGGAAGCTCAGCGTACTGCTCGGCATGTATGCGTTGACATGCCTGCTGATAGACGTATCCAACCTGGCCCATGGGCATGCCCCGTTCATCGGTCTGCCGGTCAGCGGAATCATGCTGTGCGTCGCGGTTCTGTATGCGATTCGACATATCGGCGGATACAGGAAAGGACAATGATGGTTGACTATTCCGATTGGTTGAATTCTCTGCCTAGGGAATTCCATCTGAATACTGGGTGGTTTCTGGTCATTGCAATCGTCTCCGTATCCGTCATGTTTCTGATACTCGCTCGCTGCAGAGACCTCACCGATAGCTTAGGTTGGGAAAAATGCCAAGCATGCATCACAAGCCTCATCATCGCCGCCTGGGCAATTGGACTGCTTTGGTTGTCAACTACAACCGGAACGGAGCCACAGTACTTGACGTTCACGGAAAAGACGGAACGGACGTTCAATGTCAGTCATCTGCGTTGCGAAAATATCGGCGGATGCCCATCCAAGAAGCTGCCGGAAGATAGAACCGAGGCCACGTGGCTGCAGGGCAACAGGTATGTCAAGGGGTGGATACTTGTGGACGGCAACAAAGTCGGTCTCGTTGGATCCAATGGAATCCTATTAACGGTTAAGGAATCGTAATGAGCAGGACAATGACCTATGAGCAGCTGGAGTTGAACGGTTGTTATGCGATGCTGTGCGAAGCGTTGCGCGCCTGGTATCGGATCCAACATGACCATATTCGCGAGATCGCGGCGAAAACGTTGAAGGATGTGTACGGGTACGAGTTCCATCTGAACGGCGGAGGCTGCTCATGGAGGCATCCGGAAACAGATCACGAATGGGCAGTCAACGGGATGCGCGCACTCGGATTGCCGGCTGACAAGTTTGAGGAGAATGCTCTGGTGCTCGCCCGACTGCTCGACGGGCAAGCGAAGGACTATGAGATAGCGTCTGGCCGTACTGTAGAGACTATGAGACCCGTATATGGTTCTGATAGTGAACGGTTTGGGGTGGTCGAGCAGTTCCATAATGCTTTCCGTCGTATCGCCACTGACTGGGATCGTACCCTAAACCGTAGTGTCATGGACAAGAATCTGGAACGATTGCTGCCGTTGGCTGCGCATGCTGTGCGAGAGCATCGGGAGGGTCGGACTCCTGATTTGCGGCCGATGCTGGGACTGTGTCGTAGGAATCTGGACTGCGATTGATCTATTTTCCTTTGCGGGCAATGACCGCATACATCCTTCTCCAGAATGGGTAGTCTCCAGCCAGACCATGGTCTCAAGATATCTGTTCTAAAGTGTCGTGCAACGGCTGGCGCATCGGGTGCCGGTAAAGCAACGACAAGGAGAAACGGATGGTTGATTCGACTGATGGAAAGTATCAACAATATATGTTCCCGAAAAAAATAGACGGCGAACTTTGCCGTTGGAAGCTCCAGAGGAGAATACTCCCGAATTGTCTCGGTCCATCGAATTCTAGATAGCGTCGAAGAACTCCCCCAGTTCCTTGACGCTATCGAAGCTCCGAACGTATTCCCGGTTCTTGACTTGGCGGCGGGCTTCAAAGTTGCGGGACTCTTTCGCTTCCCCTCTCGGTTCGTGCATATGGTAAGAGCAGGGCTTGTTGGGAGTAGTATCTATGGGCTTGCCAATGAGAATCATGACTATAGATTACAGCTGATTGGCAGGCCTAGCATACCAGTTAAAACCGCCAGTCGACGGTATACCATGAAGAGAAAAAAACGAAGACGAAGGTCCGTCCATGGCTCAAACCAGCATCATTAATTCAGCGAATGATTATTATCTCCGGGATCTGCTCAATCCGGATTCCTTACTTAAATATGTGATTCCGAAATATCAGAGAGAATACTCTTGGCGCAAGCCACAATGGGCTGCTCTCTATGACGATATTATGGGCGAATCGGGGTCTAAGCCTCATTTTCTGGGTACGGTCATCGCCATCAGCGGCGATGATGCCATTCACCCACAGCTGGAGCTGGTCGATGGACAACAGCGTATGACCAGTTTGTCGATTCTTCTTGCCGCCTTATACCGGGAGATGGCGGACAGGCGCGAACAGTTCATTGCGGATGAGAGCAGATTGTTCGAGTCCATTTCCTTGCGGAAAATGCTTGCCACAAACGACAATCCTCGACTCCGTCTTCAGGCTCAAGGCAACAACAATGCAGACTACGTGTATCTCGTCAGTTTGGCAATCTCCCAGAACGGACAAGCACCAACTCCTGTACCTCGATACTGGGGTAACCGAGGCATCGGTAAAGCATACAAGTATTTCCGCAGCCGAATAACCTCTGAGCTGGAAGGATCCACTGACCCGCTGTCCGTCGTGTTCGGCATGGCACGTCGAGTCCGGAACACGGTATTGGTCAAGATAGAAGTACCAGATCACGCCAGCGCCTTCACCCTTTTCGAGAGCCTGAACAATAGAGGGATGGATCTGTCCCCCATCGATCTGATAAAGAACGAAATGCTCGCCCGTGCGGATTCCGACAGGAATCTTAATATCGATAACACCTACGAGAAATGGATGCGAGTCATCGCAGCGGTCGGACCCGACGGCGGTGCCCAGGAGCGGTTCCTGCGCTACTACTACAACGCCTTTAAGTCCACGGTTGGCACTCCGGCGACCCACTCAAACCTTATCCGATTGTATGAGAATTGGCTGGATGAGAAAGGTGTGGATGTCCTATTGGACGAGCTTGCCGAGTCGGGCAGAGTCTACGGCATGCTTGCCGGCTCCACCGATGATTGCGGCCTACCCGCATTCAAGAAGATATCCGATTCACTTCGCCATGCAGGTGGAGCTCAGGGATTCATGCCTTTGATGTGGTTCACGGCGAACCGAGAACGTCTGCAACTATCCGACAAGGATCTTGCCCATATCACAATGATGTTGGCAATATGGTTCGTGCGCCGCAATTACACCGACTACCCGGCAACCAACACCGTCCAACGATTGTTCGTCGCCATTCTCCGCAATCTAGAGGAAGACGAACCCCGAACCGCTGATCAAGTGATCCAATACCTGCAAGAACAACTCACGAAGCCGACGAATTATGCGTCAGATACACGCTTCGAGGAGTCTCTTCGGGGACCGGTGTACGAGGATAATCGTGACATGACACGCTATGTTCTCGCTGCGATAGCGCAAACCGGAATGACAGGCGAGACTTGGGTTGACTTGTGGCGTATGAACGAACGAGGTACCCAATACTATTTCACCATCGAACATATTTTCCCGAAAACCGAAAACATCACACAGGAATGGATCGATGCCTTCGGCAGCAAGGAGCAAGCGGAAGAGGTTCGTTCCACTTTGGTGCACACCCTCGGCAATCTGACCCTCACCGGGTACAACTCGGATCTAGGGCGAATGGGCTTCGAACGGAAACGCGACCGCAAGGACTCCGCAGGCCGCTACATCGGATACCGGAACGGCCTGAACCTCAACGATGATGTAGTGGACAAAACCAAATGGGATGCCGGAGCGATCAAGGCCCGTACCGATCGCCTGGTGTCCGTCGCGTTGAAACTGCTACGACTGCAATAACCCATCATAAATGTGTAACGTCTACACATTTATGATAGGATAAATGTGTAACGTCTACACATTTATGATAGGGAGAGGCTATGAGACTCCAACGGGCAGCACTGAAAACGCTCAATCAGTGGAAGGCCGCCCCAGACCATAAGCCTCTCCTGATCCGCGGCGCACGGCAGACGGGCAAGACGTGGCTGGTCAACGAGTTCGCGAATGGACAATACGACAACATCGTCTCGGCTGATTTCATGCAACGCCCCTCCCTGGCCGGGATATTCGAGCAGGATCTTGACCCGCAACGGATAGTTCGACAGCTTGAGCTCACATTCAATCAGCGGATACTTCCCGGCAAAACCCTGCTCTTCTTCGATGAGATACAGGAAAGCCCGCGCGCTTTGACCTCGCTTAAGTATTTCACGGAGCAAGCAACCGACTATGACATCATCGCCACCGGCTCCTATATGGGAATATCCAAGCACAGCAAAGCCTCTTTCCCCGTGGGAAAGGTCACCATGATGAACCTGCATCCGCTCTCCTTCACCGAGTATCTGGACAGCATCGGCCAGAACATGATAGCCGACACTATCAGGCAAGGACGGTTCGAGGATATCCCGCAGGCGCTTGAACCACGGATGAACGACCTGCTCAAAACATACATGTGGGTAGGCGGCATGCCGGCCGCGTTAAGCGCCCATCTGGACAATGGTATTCCACAGGATGTGCGGGCCATCCAACAAGATATCCTCAACGCCTATGACCTTGATTTCTCCAAGCACGCCGCCTATACGCTTGGCGAGCGTATCCGCCTCGTGTGGAACACATTGCCATCGCAGTTAGCCAAAGAGAACCGTAAATTCGTTTACGGTGTCGTCCGGCGAGGCGCCCGTGCGCGCGAATATGAGGAAGCGCTCAACTGGCTGACGGATTACGGGATCATTACCAAAGTCCCTTGCCTCGATGCTTTGCATATACCTCTGACCGGATATGAGAGTCTTAACACGTTCAAAATATATCTGGAAGACACGGGCATACTGGGAGCTTTATCTGGTCTCGAAGTGGACACTCTGGTAAACAAGTCGAAGCTCTTTTCCGAATTCAAGGGCGCGTTCGTAGAACAATACGTGTGCCAGCAGCTCGTAGTTCAAGGAATCAAACCTCGCTATTGGACTAATCCGAATCCTCAGGGCAGGGCGGAAATAGATTTCGTTGTGGAACAGGGAGACGAAATTTTTCCTATCGAAGTGAAATCCTCTTCTAATATTCGCGCGAAAAGCCTCGCATACGTCTGCAGCCGATATGGGCTACATGGAATCCGCACGGGAGAAATAGGCTACAGGGAGCAGGATTGGATGACAAACATTCCACTTTGGTGCGTAGATGGATTAAGTGCGTATCTCAAACGTCGAATCGCAAAAAAAGAGTAACCGGATCGATTTTTTGGTCAGGAAGTGCCGAGCAATCCATTTTTTTTTGATGCTTTCTATTGAACAGACACACTTTTCAATGTTTCCGATGAATTGACTGATTCCTTGCGGTAAAGCGGAGACTGAGGATCCCCGAATAGCTAGACGGCTATCCGAAGTCCAAGAAAACATAGTTTCCGTTTACCGTAAGGAATCATTTTGTCCAACTCAGAAAAACAGCACACACATATCATTCCTATTCTTGCTGGCGCTACGACCGCTATCCTGTTGATGGCCGCAGGGGCTGGAACCGTGTATGCGGCTGACTTCAATGAAGCTCAAACCCAGTATGAGGTTGCTGTTCAGAGTGCACGGCAGTCCCACATTAATCTTGCCAAACAAGTCAAAGCAGTGCAGAAAACGGACAAGATTCCTGCCGGTCAACTACTAGGGAAAGACCATGATCTCGTGTCTCGTATGGATTCGGCCATGCTCGGAGCCAAAGGTCAGTTGAAGGAAAACATTGCCCACAATCCGGATGCGGGAAGAATGAGTATCAGTCAAATCCGTGAGCTGACCGAGACCATTAAAAACCAAGACTCAGCCAATATTTCTTCCTCTTCCATGCTGAACCGACTCGACTCCTATATCAAGGAATCGCAGCATTACAAGCAGCTCGACGACGCACGCGGTAAAGTCAAAGATTCGATCGGGAAAGCCAGTCAGCTTCTCGAAACGTCCAAAGACAACGTGGATGACGAAGCGCCCCGCCAAGCATTGCAGAAGACAATGGATGCGGCAAAAGACTGGAAGAAGTCCACTGATCTCACCTGGCTGAAAAAACAAGCGGACGTAATCAATTCGAAAATCCAGCCGGTGAAAGATGCAGTGTCCGCGCATGAACAGCGACTTGCGCAAGAGGCCCAAGCCGCAGCCGTCCAGTTCTCATATCAAACCTCGTCCACGGCCAACAGTTTGAACGCCAGCACTTATACGAACCCGGTCTACACGGGAAATGCTCCCGCATATCAGCCAACCCAACCAGCCGACAACGGATACACCTACATGCCCTCCACCACATGCGGAGACGGTGGATGGAACCTGCGTGCCCAATGCCAGGCAGCCATCGACCAGGGAGGCCTAGTCGAAATGCCGATTTTCGACGGGCTCGGCGGCTCACGTCTCATCGTTGGACACAACAGCATGGGCGCCGGGTGGATCGGACAACTGCAGCAAGGCCAATCCACTCCATACGGGACCGTGCAACAGGTGTGGCACAACGCGACGCCTGACACCATCAACAACAGTGGCATCGGAACCTATCTGCAGACCTGTGACCAAAACGGCAATCCGATAGTCGTCAAAGTCGGCTGACGGAATCGATTATGGGCGGCTCTCCGGGGCCGCCTTCCTCGTATGGAAAAAACAGTTCCCGAAAAAACAAGGATCCCGCCACCCCCGTGCAGATAATCTGAAAACCAACAGTCCTTAACGAGAGGCGCCCAAATGGTTGATTCCAGAAAATCCTTACACGCAAAGCAACAACGCCGTCGAGCGAACGGCGAATTCGCGGAGGAACAGGATACCGGTCTGCCCTCCGGCGACACGTTGACGGACTTCGAATGGAAGCGATTGAATAATGCGATGCTCGCCGCCGAAACGAACATCATCATGGATCCGGATGTAGCCGACTGCGCGGGATACGCCACCAGACGATTGGATGAGCTCATCGCCCGTCCGGCGAAACCGGGCGAAACCGATGACATGCCACTGATCATTGAAAACCTGCGATACGATCCACAGGCCCCGGGCGGCTCCCATGCCGACTATATCGCCGACCATATAGAGGCCGCATACGCCGGCATACCGGTCAAAGCGCCTGACCGTACGCAATTGGAACAAGAAACCCGACAGCATATTCTCGAAACCGCATTGGATCCGAACCGGGAGCTCCGCAAGCTCGGTTTGGAACCCGTACAGCTAGGCGAACACACGAACGCATACACGGGACCGCAGCCGGAGGATTGGGTCGGGGATTACGACGAGGAAGCTGCGGAACGCCGCTATGAAGCCGCATGGAAAGGAAAGCAGACCAAGAAGGCCCGGTATGATGCGGCGACGGAGAAACACCTGTCACCGTTGAACGATGACATGCGCGACCTGTACGTGAAGAACGTCGACCGTGGGCTGATCAACGGCAGTGCGTTCGATGACAAGATGGCTTTCGCTGACACGCTGCATGAGCTTCAGGAAGATGGCTGGAATCCGGAAAAAGGTAAGGAATACCGTCAGTCCAAGGACTTCAAGAAACTGGAAAAACAGTTGCTGGACGGGCGGAAACCGACTCGCCGATACCGTCAGATGCGCGACGCATTGTGCGACAACGAACAGGAATACCGACGGTTCATGGCCGCGAAACCCGACGTGTTCAACCCGGACGAAAAGGCGAAGAAGCCATTCGCCGGCCTTGGCCCCGATGTCGGCCAAGCGGCGATGCTGCGCCTGGCCGCCAAACACCGTGGCGTCAAGGGGGCGGTCGCCCTGGCACGCTGGGATCCGGGCATCGAATACACGGTGCCGGACGCGAAACACCACACGTTCCGCATGGAGCATGACCGGCCGGGAATCGGACACATGAGCGACGGCAGCACGTATCCGGTGGGCCACACCATCATCACCGCGAACGGCATTAAACCGTCGAGCGTGATGAGCTGGATCCACCGTGAAAAGCCCGGTTCTCCTGAATGGGAGCATCGGGCACGGCAACGGTTCATGGAACAGAATGGTGGCGACTGGCATTCTGCCAGCTGATCGTATTCTGCTTCGCTAAGCGCACCGAAACTCCGGTGCGCTTTTTTGTTTTTTTCAATATCCCATTTACGTGTTATATTGAATATGTCCACATAAAAAAATGAAAGAGGAAACCAATGAGCATCACAATCAACGGCCAAACCAGCCCAGCCACAGAATTCGCATGGGACGGCTGCCACAAAATCTACCTGCTCGACAACGGCGACGCCGACAAGAACGGCAAATACGGGTACATGCTCTCCAAGGACGGAGAAGCCGGATACAAGGTGCTGCCGGTCTCGGAACTACAGCGCGTATGGGACCAATCCTGCCCGCTCCGCTTCATCAACAACTGGGCGCTCGACAAGAATTATGTTCCCCAATGCTACGAGAAGCCCGTCACCATCGAAGCGCGTTGAAAGAGAAAGCCATGAAATCATACAAGACATACGCGGAAGAATACGGTCTGGATATCGAAGTCGTCCGATGGGTATTCAACCACATTCGCGTCACCCGATACGTCATGTCGGAACCTATCGGATACAAGATCGCCTTCAAATATCTCGGCCAGCCAGTTCACCTTTCATTATACGAAAAGCCATCACGACAGAAGCAAACCCGGAACTCGTTCCAGACAAGGATTAAACATGCCGTTATTCACGCGCGTAACTCTCAACCCAGTCAACCCGGACGTGCGCAAAGTGCTGCGCTCCCCCGAAGCGATTCACGCCGTGGTCAGCGCCGCCACCTCCGGCAGTAGCCGCCCGTTGTGGCGTTTGGATGGGGATAGGCTGTATATCGTCTCCGACCAGTTGGATACGGATCGGCTCGAAGCCCGCTTGGGCAAGCCGGTCATCAGCACGCTCGACTACCGGCCGTTCTTCGACAAGCTACAGAACGGTGAGACACGTCGCTTCGCGTTGACGGCCACACCGGTAGCCAGCAAGGACGGGAAACGCACACCGTTGCGTACGCCCGCCGGAATGCACCAGTGGGCGGAACGCAAGCTCGCCCAGGCCGGAGCCCGTTTGGATGCGTTGGATATTCTCGACGTTCACGCCACCCGATTCAACCGTCAAGGCCGCAAACTTACGTTCCACACCGTCGAATACACGGGAGTATTCACCGTCACCGACCGTGACAAGCTCACCCATGCAATGCTTGCCGGTATCGGCCACGGCAAGGCCTATGGATTGGGTCTGATGCTGCTTTTCTAACCACTGACCTGCGATAGTCGAAAGAAATCTTATGGCAAACCATTCATTCAACCTCGTCACCGAACCATGGATCCCCGTACTCGCGGACGGCAAGCACGAGTCCTACTCTCTGGAAACCCTGTTCGATCAGCCGACCTCTATCCGACAACTGGATATAGCCGACCCGTTGGGAAGAGTCAGCATCATGCGACTGCTGCTCGCCATCATGTACGCGGCACGTCAAGAAGGATACTCGTCCCCGGCGGAGGCAAAACGCATCATGGAAGCCGGGCGCGACCAGAAAATCATCGACTACCTGCACGCATGGGCACACCGGTTCGACCTCATGTCGGAAACAGAACCGTTCCTGCAAGTAGCCGGCATGATGCCGCAAGGCAAACCCAAGGACTACGGTTTCACACGCCTCCACCCCGCAATGCAACGCCCCCTCTGGCAGACCCACGACCCATACAAGCCCGTCACCCCTGCGGAAGCGGCACGAATGCTGCTCGTCTGCAACATGTACGATGTGGCCGGAGTCCACACCGGCATGAACGGCGATCCGAAAGCCGCGGGAGGCAAACGCACCCCACAGGGAGTGGCGCAAGCCGGCGGCCTCGCTCTCGCCATCATCACCGGGAACAACCTGTGGGAAACCTTGCTGCTGAACCTCACGCCGGCGGATAACGGCAACAAGCCCATCTGGGAGTATCCATCGCTCGAATGCACGGACATGGAACCGGACACCACCGGCCCCGCCTACTATTACACGTACCCGGCCCGCCGAATCCGACTGCTTTGGAACACGAATGGCCTATGCGACGGCGCCTACGTCACCTACGGGAACCGTTCCGAATGGGCATCACCGGAGAACGAGCCCATGTCCTTCTGGACACAGGACGCGACCGGCAAACCCAAACCGGTGAACCTCACATTCGGCCCGCTGATCGACCGACCATTATGGACGCAATGGGACAAGGCGTTCGTCGGCTCGGACGGCGACGAACACTATCCAGCGACATTCCTATGGGCATCGCATCTCAACCCGATCATCAGCTTCGACGTGATCGCGGTCCAGTACGGAAGCCAGTCCAGCAGCATCGCACGAATCCGCCACGACCACATGACCCTCGATATGCGACGTATCCACGAACACGAAAAAATCAGCGGCATCGTGGACAATCTCGTCAAACAAGCATGGCCAAAGGTCAGCAACAACGACAACCCATACGACACTTGGGCCAAAACAGACGCGCTGATACTCCCCTATCTGGCAGGCGGGAAGGAACCCGACCTTGACTAACAGCTACCTCACATGGGCACGACCCCGATTCGCCCGTCTGCAAGACGGCTACCTGAACGGCACTTACACGCGCGCCGACCTCGCCAACCTACGCAACAGTTTCAAAAAACCTTGCGGCTCGGATCCGAAGGCATCCAAATGGTCATTGAACGGCATGAAATACCGCGGTTTCAGCAAACCAACCCTCATGGAACAGGCATCATGGTACGCATTCGGCCTATACGCCTACCATCAGCAAGGCAACCAGTGCAAACCCATGTACGTGGAGGGTGAACGCTTCAACAAGGCTTTACGAACGTTGGCTGATACCGGCGAAGACGTTGACGAGCTCTACAGGAAAATGTTGAACGCGCGAAACATGCAGGAGGCCGCACCGTTCTGTCTACGGATAATCCGACTGTTGAACGAGTATGACATTCCATTGGATCACGCCCTGCTGGCATTGGATCTGGCGAGACTCAGCAAACCGGACTCGGCAAACACAGTGCGGCGCGACTGGGGCCGACTGCTCAACTGATTGTCCGCCGGCCTGCGGTCAATGGACAATCAACTCAGGAAACAGGTATGCAATTTGCATAGACGGCTCACGCATGACCTCAAAAACGTTGAAAACTAAACTACCTACCCCGCACACGCGGGGATAAACCTTACGGAACTCATGTTAGCTAACGCTTACAATTACCTACCCCGCACACGCGGGGATAAACCTTCATCAGGAAAAACGACACCAAAGCCAAAGCAACCTACCCCGCACATGCGGGGATAAACCTGACGATCGACTCGCTCCTTCTGAACCGGAATGACCTACCCCCGCACACGCGGGGGATAAACCGTAGCCGTTGTTCTTGCCGACGAACGCGGCCATGCCTACCCCGCACACGCGGGGATAAACCTGTGAACCGCTTTTATTGACATCTGACTTTTGTCTGTTATACTGAATATGTCCACATAAAACAGAAAGAGGAACCAATGACCAACATCATCGAAAAACCCAAGACCAACACACTCATCGAAGAATACCGCCAACAGGCACTGGCATACGGGCACGAAAAAGCAATCCGCACCTTCGCCACCCCCATGCTCCAAGCATGGGAGAAAGCCTGCGAAGGATACGCCGACGAAGACACGGAACTCGAAGGGTTCGCGGACCTCATGTCCGAAGTATTCAACGTCAGGGATGCGGCAATCGCCGCCGCCATCAACCCACGATTCAAGATCGGGACCATCATCAACCTCGCGGCGAAAGCCCACACGCCATACTATAAGAGGCTTCTTTCCAAAACACTTGCCGACGGGTTCACCAACCCCGACATCAAACCCGACCACAACCGGCTACACAATGCCATCACAACCGCATGCGGTCTCACCGACCTTGCCTCGGAGAAGAAGTACCGCGCCCATCCCCTTGCCGTCGCCGCCTATCTCTCATGGTGGGACGGGAAGATGGAACAGGCATATTCCTACGCGATTCTCGCTCTCGATGCGGACCGGACCACGAGTCTCGCTGCACTCGTTCTGGTCGCGCTGTCGAAGGGCAAAAAGCCCGCCTACCTCAACTAGTCCTCACCATCGTTCGCGGGGGCTTCCCGCCCGACAGCCCCCCCACGGACAAAACGGAACCAATCCACCATCCACCAAAGAAAAACCAAATATCAGGAGAAACAATATGGGATTGTTCATCGACATCCACGCCATCCAGACCCTTCCGCCCGCCAACCTCAATCGCGACGAGAACGGACGACCCAAAACCTCCATCTACGGTGGCGTGCCACGTATGCGCGTCAGCTCACAAGCATGGAAGAAAGCCATTCGCGACAACTTCCGCGACACCCTCGACACCGGCAGGCTCGGCTCGCGCAGCCGTGAGTTCACCAAGATGATCGCGCAGCGCATCAACCGTGATCCGGAGGACGAGCATCTGCTGAAGGTCACCGGCGAACTGATGAAGGCGGCCGGCCTTCCCTCTGACAAGAACCGACCCGGCAGCACTAGCGCGCTCCAGTTCTTCGGTGAACAGCAGTGGCAGAAGCTCGCCCAATATGCGGAAGAGGCATACGGCAGCACCGATCCGAAGAAGTCCGTCGCCTCCCATCGTACGGACATCAAGAAGCTGCTCGACTCCGACCGGAGCATCGACATCGCGTTCTTCGGACGAATGAGCGCCAGCAGCGACAAGGGCACCGGCAGCGAGTACGTGGTGGATGCGGCCAGCCAGTTCGCGCACGCCATCAGCGTGAACCGAGCCGACGTGGAAAACGATTATTATGCGGCTGTTGACGACTGCGACAACACGAGCGGCGCCGGCATGATCGGTGAAACCGGATACTTGAGCGCCACCCTCTACCGTTACGCCTGCGTCGACGTGAACCTGCTGAACCGTAACCTCGGATACGATAAGGAAGCCGTGCGGCTCGCCCTGTCCACGTTCCTGAACGCCTTCGCATTGAGCCTGCCATCCGGCAAGCAGAACAGTTTCGGACATCAGACGCTCCCCTCGTTCATCGAAACCGTAATCCGCACCGACCGACCCATCAACCTTGTAGAGGCCTACGAGAAGCCGGTCACCACGGACACGATTCCCACCAGCGTGCAACGACTGCTCGAACAGCAGGCCGACTATCAGAACACGTACGGTCTGGCCGCAGCCGACACGTTCACCATGGCCGACCTGAACGCGCGCAAGGCGATGGGCAAGGAGCAGCAGGAAACACTGCTCACACTCCCCCAACTGGTCACAGAAACCACCAGCACCGTCATCAAGGCACTCTGATCACCATGCCGACCCTACTCCTCCAGTTGAAAGGCCCATTGCAATCATGGGCCACCGAAGACGGGTACACGCACCGCAACACCGGCAGCCTACCCACCAAAAGCGGAGTCATCGGACTCGTCGCATCCGCTTTGGGACGTGCCCGCGGAAGCGACATCAGCGACCTCGCAGCCCTCCGATTCGGCGTGCAACCAGTCCACACAGGCCCACGGTTGACGGACTTCCAAACCATGGGCAAACGAGCTGACGGCAAACCCAACCCGTTGGAGACGAAGGAATATCTACAGGATTCCACATTCACCGTCGGCTTGGAATCCACGGACCTGCGACTCCTCATCAGAATCGGAGCCGCAATCCAACACCCCGTATACATGCCATACCTAGGACGACGCGCCTGCCCGCCAGCCGGCCCGATCCGAGTCGGACTGGTAGACAAGCCGTTGGAACAGGCGTTCAAAGGCAAGGAACAGGCGCACGTCGAAACCATCGATGGCACGGAAGCACACTGGGATCAACCGGCCAACAACCGAGTATTCCAGGCACGCTACTCCAACGCCATCGACCCGTTATTCAATGCGGTAGCCGAAGCACAGAAAAAGCTGAAGCCATGAGCGACTTCACGCCGGCGGACTTACCACGAGTGTCGGAACGAATACCATATTTGTATCTGGAGCAGTGTGTCATCAAACGCGCGAACAATGCGCTGGTAGCGGCGGACGAGAACGGCGAAACCGCATTGCCTATCGCTACCATCGCGGTACTCATGCTCGGGCCCGGCACAACCATCACACATGATGCCGTCGTCCTGGCAAGCGACACCGGCGCGATCATCGTATGGGCCGGAGAGCAGGGAGTCCGCCACTATTGCAGCGGTTCCGCACTCACCGGCTCCACCAGACTGTTGGAACAGCAGGCCAGACTCGTATCCAACGAACGATCCCGCCTCATGGTCGCCCGACGAATGTACGCGATGCGATTCCCCGGCGAAGATCTGTCCCATACGACGATGCGCCAACTGCTCGGCATGGAAGGCACCCGAGTCGCAGCCCTGTACACGGCTGAGGCGAAGCGCAACGACATACAATGGCACGGCAGGAAATGGGATGACCGTGGCGGAGCGGTCAACATCGCACTATCCACGGCCAACAGCTGCCTGTATGGTGTAGTCCATGCGGCGATCACCGCATTGGGATGCAGTCCGGCACTCGGTTTCGTTCACTGCCACAACCGCCGCTCGTTCCTCTTCGACATCGCGGACCTGTACAAGGCGGAGTATTCGATCCCGCTGGCTTTCCGACTGCACGCCTGCACTCCCAGCCTGGTTGACGGAATCGCACGACGACGAATGCGCGACATGATGCAGGACGGCAGATTGCTGGAACGTTGCGTACATGATGTTTCCACTCTCCTCTCGGAGGAGCCCGATAACGAGGACAATTGTTCCGTCTGGACTGGCGGGCAACGATACGGGAAAGCCGGTCAATCGTGGGCACCGTCGTGATACGACTCGAAAGCGCTCCACAAGGACTGCGCGGACACCTATCCCTATGGATGGTGGAAATCAGCAGCGGCGTATACGTCGGAGACCTCAACACCCGGATACGTACGCGACTCTGGCAACGAGTCCTCTCGGAACTCGGTACGGGCAGAGCGACGATGGCATGGCATTCCCAGCATCAGCTACATGTCAGCAGCCAAAACGGAAAGAAGACGATAACCGCTTTCGACGGAACCATCCTAATGTCCAGACCGCCTAAAGCCAAAGACAATACGGCCTGAAAACAGGTACGCAATTTGCATAAACAGCCCTCGCATGGCATTGAAAACGTTGAAAACTAAACTATCTACCCCGCACACGCGGGGATAAACCGGCGTGACGGATGCCCCCTATCTCATGTCACGAATCTACCCCGCACACGCGGGGATAAACCACAACGTCAGCTTGGCAACATCGACAAGTACGATCTACCCCGCACACGCGGGGATAAACCGTGAGTCACTGGTAATGGTCATGGAGCCGTTGCATCTACCCCGCACACGCGGGGATAAACCCTAGTGCCGACCGTAATGCGCACCGGCAGATACATCTACCCCGCACACGCGGGGATAAACCGGTCGCGCCTCAGGAGCTTCGGAAGCTTTTGCCATCTACCCCGCACACGCGGGGATAAACCGTGAGTGGAAGTCCTGCATGGCGTATCGCCAGGATCTACCCCGCACACGCGGGGATAAACCCCCAGCTCAAGCTCACGGGCCACGTCCTGCTCTATCTACCCCGCACACGCGGGGATAAACCTTCCACGGCATTGAAATCAACGGGTTCGCCTGCATCTACCCCGCACACGCGGGGATAAACCGGACTGGGATCCCCGCGTCAAACGATATCTTCCATCTACCCCGCACACGCGGGGATAAACCGGTGATCAAGGTGGACGACGAAATCACACCATCTACCCCGCACACGCGGGGATAAACCGGCGCGTGACGTTTCCGATGGGACTGATGACAAATCTACCCCGCACACGCGGGGATAAACCGGCAGTGGATCGTCTCCAACATGATGGACGAATATCTACCCCGCACACGCGGGGATAAACCGTGGACGACATGGCCCCAAAAACGAGGAACGTCATCTACCCCGCACACGCGGGGATAAACCGCCTTGGCGGTTCAGTGCCACCCGCTGGAACGGATCTACCCCGCACACGCGGGGATAAACCGGAGACGTCGAAGGCGTACACGGGTTGGGTTCCATCTACCCCGCACACGCGGGGATAAACCGGTACTCACAATGGCCGACGAAATGAAGGAATCTACCCCGCACACGCGGGGATAAACCGGACGGCCTGACTCAGTACGAGCTTCAGACGCTATCTACCCCGCACACGCGGGGATAAACCGAAATAGGCAGAATCTAATTGCCCAATTTTGGCATCTACCCCGCACACGCGGGGATAAACCGTCTGGCTACTCGATCATATGAAGGCTTGTCCAATCTACCCCGCACACGCGGGGATAAACCTGGCACGTGCAAGTACTTGACTTGGTTGGTCTCATCTACCCCGCACATGCGGGGATAAACCCTTGGAAGCGGGTGCTTAAAATATTTTCCCATTTGCCTGTTATACTGAATACGTTCACATAGAAATGAAAGAGGAAAAACAATGAGCCCTTCGGAAGCCAGTGCCACGAAAATCCCTGCCACCTCCATAGACCGGCACTAATTGGAGTGGGGGGCAAAAATGAATCATCCAGACCAACTCAGCCGTGAATATGCGGCGATCCTTCCCGCCTTGAAAGACCACGGCTATCAAGCCGACGTGAAAGCAAGCATCGCCGACGAACGTTTCATCTTGGTCGTCAGCGGCAAACCCACCACAAGAATTTACCGGGACGGAGGATGGGTTCGCGACGATGGTGCGAGAGGATCCACTCCAGCCGACCTACTCAGCTTCTACAAGCATGAGCATTACACGGAAGCCCTGAAACATTGGACGAACAAGGATTGGCGTGGAATCGCCCGTGACCTGCTAATCGACAACGGTGTCCGCATGGGATCGGTCCTGTCCGCCGTTTTCGAGGGTGCTCATTTGGACGTGGAGTATCGACCGTTATCCGGCCCGGTGGAAACCATACGTTTCAACCGTGTGCAAAGGAAAACGGAAGACATGCTGAATCGCATGCGACAGGCGAACATGGCCGACCAACTTGCAGAAGCCGCATAAAAACCACGCAACTTATTCAAACATCAACAAGGAGATTCACCCCAGTGAGGACACTAATCCAGGCCCTGAAGACCAAAGAGTTGAGGAAGAAGATTCTCTTCGTCCTGTTCATCATCATCGTCTACCGCATCGGTTCGTTCATTCCGACCCCTGGCGTGGACTACAACGTGGTGAACAAGTGCATGGCCACTATCGGCAGCGCCTCCCAGGAGAACTTCATCGGACTGGTGAACCTCTTCTCCGGTGGCGCCATGCTCCAGCTGTCTATCTTCGCGCTGGGCGTCATGCCGTACATCACCGCGTCCATCGTGGTGCAGCTGCTGCGCGTGGTCATCCCGCGCTTCGAGGCCCTGCATAAGGAGGGCCAGTCCGGCGAGGCCAAGCTCACCCAGTACACGCGTTACCTGACCATCGGCCTGGCCGTGCTCCAGTCCACCACCATCCTGGTCACCGCCCGCTCCGGCGCCCTGTTCAATTACCAGTGCGACCAGGTCATCCCGGACGGCTCCGTGTGGAACCTCGTGGTCATGGTCCTCATCATGACCGGCGGTACCGGCCTGATCATGTGGATGGCCGAGCTCGTGACCGACAAGGGCATCGGCCAGGGCATGTCCATCCTGATCTTCATGTCCATCTGCTCCGGCTTCCTGCCCCAATTGTGGGAGATCGGCTACGGCACCAACGGCAAGAACGGCGACTGGCTCAAGTTCGGCATCGTCGTGGGCGTGCTCGTGGTCATCCTCATCTTCGTCGACTTCGTCGAACTGTGCCAGCGCCGCGTCCCGGTCCAGTACACGCGCCGCATGATCGGCCGTAAGATGTACGGCGGCTCCTCCACCTACCTGCCGCTGAAGATCAACATGTCCGGCGTCATCCCGCCGATCTTCGCCTCCTCGATCCTCGCCATCCCGACCCTGATCGCCCAGTTCGGCAAGTCCGACCAGTCCTGGGTCAAATGGATCAACGCCAACCTGGCGAACACCACATCCGTGTGGTACATCGCCCTGTACGCGCTGATGATCGTGTTCTTCTGCTTCTTCTACACCTCGATCACGTTCAACCCGGACGAGACCGCGGACAACATGAAGCAGTACGGCGGCTTCATCCCCGGCATCCGCGCCGGCAACGCCACCAGCCGCTACCTGACCTACGTGATGAACCGACTCAACACCGTCGGCGCCGTCTACCTGCTGTTCGTGGCCCTGATCCCGACCGTGCTGATCATGGCCCTCGGCCTCAACGCCAAGCTGCCGTTCGGCGGCACCACGATCCTGATCATCGCGGGCGTCGGCCTCGACACCCTACGCCAGGCCAAGGCCCAGACCGAACAGTTCCAGTACACCGGCTTCCTGCCTGAGAACGTGGAGTCCGGAACTAAATCCTTACCGTCAACGGTAGGCGGCGGCCATGAGTGACTGGCGCAAATCCGCAGCATGCGTCGGCTATGATCCGGCACTCTGGTTTCCCGGCAACAGCCAGCTCATGCGAAGGGAAGCAATCCACATCTGCCACACCTGCCCCGTGATGATGCAATGCCGCAAATATGCGGAAACAAACAATCAAATCTGCGGATACCCATTACAGGGCATTTGGGGCGGCAAGGAATTCACTCCACGCAAATACCGAAGGAGCACTCCGAGGTGACAACACAATCCAACGAATACCGTTGCGAAGCATACGCAATCCTATACTCGTTCCACCAATCCGACGATCCGATAGAAGCCTTCGCCCAAGGATACGAAGCAGGAGCCAAAAGCCGCGAACAAGTATCGGAACAACAGATCGAAACGGTGAGTCGAATCCTATACAAATGCTCTTTCGGTTTTCCGTTCGACGAAGATTCCATCGACGGGATGTTCGACCATGCTGTCCAATCCGGGCACATGCCTTGCAGACGGAAAGCCGAACAGCTCATCAAAGCATTAATGCAAGCCAGAAAGGAACCAGCCCGATGAACCTAATCCTGATTAAAACCGGAACCAACATGTTCGCCGTTTTCGCCAACGGTCATACCGTCGGCACTCTCCGACGGGAAACTATCAACCGGAAACACATGTGGCATGCGACCGGCATCAACGGAAGCCAAGGCATCTTCCAATCGAAACGCACCGCCGCCGAATGGCTCGCTAGAGGAATAGGTTGACCTGCGTGAGGCGCAAGCCCGGTTCTTGAGGGCCGGTTGACTTCCTTCCGGTGCTTTAGTACCGGGAGGAAGTCAACTCAGTTTCTTTTCAACGGAAGAAACATTTTCGTTGAACGTTCGATATGTCGAAACCCGTAATGCTCGTAGAATTTTGTCGCCGAATCGGAAGCTGGTTCGACGAATAATGCCTTGGCTCCTACTATTTCAGCCGCATTGGAAGCGCGCAAGGTCGCGTCCCTTAGCAGTTGAGAACCTATGTGCATGGTTTGGTAGCGTATGTCTACGCCAAGCATGCCCAAGAGTATCGCCGGGATTGGGTCTGGACTGTTTCTTTTTAACCATCCGTTCGCCTCGGTGTGATTGATACCGTATGCGCTAAGCGTGTAGAAGCCTGCCAGGACTCCATTCGAGAATGTCGCATAGGCGACGGCTGTATGCTGTCTGCCGGCGTTCTTCAGCTGGTTTCGTAGCCAGTTGTTGACGACCGGTAAGCCGCAGTCGAACCCATCGATGTCGTCTTCCATGGTCAGTCGTCGTGGAAAGGTGAAATCGCTCATTTCCAGATAGGTTCGCTTTCAAGCAGCTCTACCATCTTCGTCGGCATGGGTTCATCCAAAGATTTTATGAATGAGTTCCATTGCTCGTCGTCCAGATAGAGTACGTGCGATTCTTGGATGTCACGGTCGGCGGCGACGAGCAGGTTGGACAACGCCCATTGGGATGTGCTGAGACCTTTGATTTCGGCCGCTTGGTCGAGACGTTCCTTTTGTGACGGCGTGAGCCGCATCTCGAAACGGCTGGCTTTGTTCGTGGTTTCTATCATATGTTAATCGTACGGCATTTGTACGTAATAAGTCAAACTCGTATATGCTTAGTTTGATTTTTATCCGAATCACGCCGTAAAACCCCGGCTTCAGCCGTGGGGAGGAAGTCAACGACCATCTTCTGTTTGGCCGGCCTTCTTCAGCGGCTTAATCGCGTGAACGGCTTCAACGAGCTTGTATCGGATCGTGCTGGTCGGTAGAGTGCACGCTCCAACCAGCTCCTCGGCATGCCCGTCGAACCCCTGCTTGAATTCCAACACCCCACGACCCTCGTCATCCGGGTCGTTGAATACGCCGGTGATGCCGTACATGTTGAAGCGTCGCGGTTGGGTGCTGTTGACGCACAGGCGGAGCATTCCTTCGTGGACCAACAGGGCGGGAGCCTGGTATGCCCGGTATTCGGGGAGAGCGCCGGCTGTCAGGTACACGGTTTCACGCCGGTGTTCCACGAACAGGGCGCATGCCGCAGGAATGACGCTGCCGCGGGAAGCCAGTGCGCGCGCCTCGTTGAGGCGGTGTTCCATGGCGGTCAGGTTGCGGGTGATGTCGTCCTCCTGTCGTTTGATTCGAGATGTGGGATGATTCTCGTATTGGGTTCGCAGCAGGTCCAGCCGTTCGGCGAGTTTGTCGTATTCGGCGGTCAGTCTGGTCAGAAGTTCCCCGGCGTGGATCTCGGCGAGCATGAAATGGACTCGGCTTCCGAATGTTTCCTTGAACCGTCGGTAATAGTTTTCGTCGCGGGCCGTGAATCCGCGCCGTCGTGCGGTCTTCTGTTCGATACTCGCGAACATTCCGAGGTCGTCCGCGGTGAGCTCACGAATTTGCACGCCTGACGTTTTCGCCCTGCTCACACTCCACCGGGTGCGCGGCTTATAGGAGGCGAACAGCGTCTTCTCATCCTTGATCCCGTCGAAGGTTCTGATCCAATTCCAACGGTTGACGACTTTCCCGTATCCGGTGTCGAATCCTTGATGCTTCCAGCCGCATGACCGGTAGGCGTCGAGGATCATCGTGTCGGGGACCCCGATCGGGTTCCCATCCGCGTCATGCCTTTGGTATTCGATATTCGGCCAGCATGTGACGGACACGGCATGACGGCGGCGCGCGGCGAGACGAATTCCACGGGTCATGTGTTCGAGGAGTTTAGGATCATCGAGCGCGCACAACGGTCCGAGCCAGATGCTGCCTTCCAGGCCAAGCCGGCCTCGTGTCCACGCAATCAGGCAGCCGGCCGATAGAACGCCGTTGCGGGTCACGCCGATCAGATCCATGTCGTCCACGTCCGGTTCGGCAAGATGAGCCATGTGCCCGGTCTGCTGGAATCCGCCCTGTGGGTGTCCGGCTGACAGTAGATCCAGTTGGTTGAAGGTGATGGGTGTAATGTCGTAAATCAATTCAGTCCTTCCATTGCAGGTTCCGGCCCGGCCGGCCCCGTTTCGGGCAGGTAGCACCATGATTGGGGCGCGCGTTTCAGTCCGATGTCGGACAAAGTCTTCGGCTTCCCGTAGCGGATGGGGTTTTCCAGACGGTATGCGTACAGCCTGTCTGCGCCTTTCGCATACTCGTCGAACAGGTTTTTCGGGATGCGGGATTCGGTGCCGTATCCCCTCCAGATGGTCTCCGGCGGGGCGGCGTGCATGCCTTTCACCCGTGCCTCGCCGACGATGAGTCCGGTGCCGGTCCGGTAGATGAGCATGCGGTCGATCATTCGTTTCATGCGACTGCGTCGTATTTCGACCGTCTTCGTGCCGGAGAGTATGAGGTCCGCCCATTCGGGTTTCAGGGCGAATACCGCCGCCGAGACCCCGGTATCGTCATTCATCGTCGTCCTCCTCCCGTGCCATGCCGTATGCGGCCTTGACCGCGATGGTCGCGATGTCTTCCCGCTGACTCTTGGTCAGCCACGGGTATCGTTCCAATGCGCGGCGGACCCGTTTGGTCGCCTGCTTGTCCGCGCATCGCATGGCCCCGTCCATCCAGCCCAGCTGGTAGGCGTTCACGAGTCCGCAGGCCCGTAGCGTGGCATCCGGGGTGTTCTCGATCCACCGGGTCGCGGCCTCGGCGCTCACATCAAGAGGATTCGCCATCATTCCCCCTTTCCCCCTTCTTGCTCGTGATCGATTGGAGGATGGCCGCCAGGTCGCCGAGCTCGTTCCGGCTCAACCGGATGCGGCGGATGCTGCCGCCGTCATGGGTGGCCAGCACCCATGAGCGGGTGCCGTTTCGGCCGTCTCCGGGAATCCAACTCAGGGTCACATGCCCGCAGGAGGCACCGGTGACCATGCCGCACCGTCGTTCGATCTCCACGTCCATCCCCTCCGTCGCCTTCAACGCACGCCTCCCAGAATCAGCGGCACCGCGGCCCGCCAGTGGAACATTTGGCCCGGCGCGGCCGTGCAGTACGCATGATCGGGATGCAGTACGGTCACGCCCTTCGCAGCCATCGCCTCCAATGTGACGGGCCTGTCGTCGATGAGCACGTCCGGCGTGAGCAGCGTCTTGTCGCCGTTGTAGTAGCCGTCGAACTGGAAGCCGTTGCGGTGCAGCCAGCGTTGGCTTTCGCCGCGCCAGTCATCCGCGCGGCTGGTCGCCATGATGACGTTCCAGCCCGCATCGTGCAGCTGGTTCAAGGCTTCGGCGGCTCCCGCATACGGTTCTTCTCTGGAGTACAAGCCGTCGGCGACGGCGCGCGTATGCCACCACGTGAACGCTTTCGGATCCCCGCTGAACGGCCATCCGCCGGTCAGCGTGAAATCGTAGGCCGTCGGCTCCGGGCACGGGCATTCGTCCTCGCCATGTCCGCATTCGCGGATGTAGTCGCGCAGACCGTTCGTATAGTCGGCGATCGTGTTGTCGATGTCCACCATGATTGTCTTGGTCAAGGCTGTCACCTCTTTTCAAGCTGGTCTGCCAGTTCGTCAAGCCAGGCATCGACGGCTTCGCTCTCATACCCGTAGGAGCCGCAGGGCAGATTCAGATGCCTGATCTCGTCGGCGGTAAGGCCTCCCGTCTCCCCGGGGTGGGCCAGGGTGAACGAGGCGAGGCGTTGTACCAGGTCGACGGGTATCGGCATGTAGGATGCGGGAGCCGATACGAGCGGGAACATCGGGTATGCCATGCTCTTATAGTCCGTTCTTCGTCAGGTATTTGTTGTTGATGATTTTGAAGCACCGATTGGCTCCCAGTTCGTTCGCCAATCCTTCGGACAGTTGCTGGTCTTCGTGCAGATGCCAGACGATGCCCTCGTCCAGACGGTCTTTGGTGACGTTGCCACGCAACCCGTCTACTTTGGCGATCATGTCGTCCACGCTCCCTGTCAATGCCCACTCGTTTTCGTCGAGTTCGGGAACGGCAAGATTCGGCATTCCCGTCGGCCACTGGTTGCGGTCGATCTTGTGGTGGTCTTTCCAGACTGCGAAGACGAACGGGCGTTGGGCCGGCAGTTTCAAACGGTTTGATTGGATACCGGGGCCACATAGCTCGAATTGGGCGGCCATGCCGGGCCATAGCATCTTGTCCAACTGGAATCTTTTGGCGAGCTGCATGTTCGAGGACATGGAGTCAAGCTCCCAGTTGCGTGAGTACACGTGGACTTGTCCTCGTTCGTCCATGCTGAGCGTGGTGCTGGTGCCATCGACCTTCACGGTCGGCACGGCTTTCAACGTCTTGATTTCATCCCAGTGGTCGGTGAGCGTCTGCAGACGTGGCGCGTCCGACTTGGAGCAGGGTGCGTCGAACCGGCCGATCTGAGCACCGCCCATCGGCAGGGGCTCCTCGTATTTGAGTACATTCGCCTTATCGGTGATGTCCGTGCCGACTGCCGGCGTATACCGGAATCCGAGTTCATCCAAACGCATGATGAGGCCCTGCGAGTACACGCCGCGCAGTTTCATGGTGCGCAGCACATGGCCGGTGATTTCCTTGGCTCCGACGATCATGGTCTTCTGACCGCGAGCCTGGAACGCCTTGTAACGCGGGTCGTAGGCTGGCAGGAGACTGTCGGTCTCGAAATAGGCGACCCTGTCCCCCGGCTTCAGATGCATGTCCTTGCCGACGACCACACGCCACCCCAATATGCGGGCGACTTCGATGCGATCGGCCCCTTCGATGGGTTCGATGTTGGTGATTTCCTGTACGCTGACGAGTTTCCTGTTGCTCATGCTGCGACTCCCATGCTGCATTGGTGCGATGGTGATGATCATCTCGTTTTCGTCGTCGTAGATGCTTGCCTCATATCCGTTCGCATTGGCGATGTCACGTGCCATGGCGAGCATCTGTTTGAAGCTGTAGTCTGCGGGTACTGGTGTCGAATACTCGTATGCGCCGTAGGTTCCATCTTTGATGCTTTTAATCTCGTACATTCTGTTCCCCGTCTTCTACTCATCGACTGCGTTGAGCTTCGTCCAGTCGCTCATGAAATCGGCTACGCTCCAGCCACGGACTAGCAGGACGACCTCATTCGGGAAGTCCTTGTCAACTGCGTATTCGCTGGGCTTGAACGTGGTGATGCCGTACAGGGAGCAGGCGTAACGATCCGAAATCATTTCGGTCGGGTCGGCCAGATCCTCACAGGAATGGATTTCCCCACCGTCAAGAATCTGATCTGCCGCCTCTTTGGGAAGTTCCTCGTATTCGCATCCGTCAGGAGTGTTGCGGCGCATGGACACGTCAAGCTGTCCTTTGCGCCACTTGTCCCAGATTTCATGGCTCAGGTGTGCGCGGAACATGATCCTGAAGTCTTCAACGTTCATCATGATTTCACGCCTCGATGCTTTCACGGTCGAAGCCAAGCGCTTGAATCGCGTTGTCAAGCGAGTCGGGGATGATGTCGCAGACGTCGCTCCCGAGCATGTCGTGGGCTTCCTCGGTCCAACGGGTCATGAGCTGGTCGAACTGGATGGCGTCCAGCTTGTCGGGGTCGATGCCATAGTCTTCGAGGGTTTGCTTGTCGAAGTAGGTGACGCCGTATTGTCCGAACGCATCGCCATAACCGTAGAAGTCCGGTTCCCTGACGTTCAGCCCTGTGGGCTTGTAGGTTGACAGGAATTTCAGGAAGGCGTGTGCGCCTTGCTTCTCCTCATCGGTGAGGGTGCTGTGTTTGAGCGCGTTTTGCAGATAACGGGAGTATGCGATGTTCATTGGTTTTTCCTCTTTCATTTTTTATGTGGACATATTCAGTATAACAAGTAAAAGAGAAAAGTCAAAAACACAATGAGAACACGCGAAAAAACAAAGAAAGACACCAAAAAAGAAGTGGAGCTGGCGGGAGTCGAACCCGCGACCTTTTCGTTGCAAACGAAACGCTCTACCAACTGAGCTACAACCCCAATGCCCCGCTTAACCGCGCGAGGCGAGCATGATCACTGCAATGAGAACTCTCCGGTGACCTTTGCGTCGGACATGTCAAGAGTGCCCGAAGCTTCGATGCTGACCGGTGAAATCTCATCCTCCAAAACGTATCCGACAGTCACCGTCTTACTGGCACCTGGTTGAATAGCTTGAGTTGAAGATTCCGCATCATATCCTTCGGGTTGATCCATATAGATCGCCGTATCCAATTCGTGTCCGTTCTGGAAAGCCTGAATGTCGACGTCCATGAAGTTGGAGTTTTCGTTCTTCTTGTTGGTCAACTCGTAGGTGAGTATCGCAGTCGGCTTTCCTTCATAATCGTTACCGGATTTGGTGACAGATACGAGTTTGATGTGATAGTTGCCGGAGTCGATGTCACCCTCTTTATCCGCAGACTTCGTGTTCTCGGAACCTTCTGCCTGTGTTTTCCCCTTTGTAGAGGATTGCGTGGAACTGTTGGTTGTTCCAAAGGTGTCATCGATTGCTTTGGAATACATTCCTTGAGTCGCCAAGGTGAACACGATGGACAGAACAGCAATGATCGTAGCGGCTATAGCGAGGCCACGGCCACGCTTTTTCCTTTGCGACGAGTGACAACGATACCGGCAATCGCAAACGGCAGAGCGATGGCACCCAGGATCGCTGCGAAATTATTGACGATAGGAACCCAGCTGATCAGTACCGCGATGATCGAAAGCACAAAACCGGT